AAAAGGGGGGTGATAATGGTGATAATTATTTTAAAAATAATACTATTAACATTGATAATTACATGCACGGATTGAAGGACTGCCCGTATGGCGGGGGTAAACAGAATGGGAATTCAACTAATACCACAAAGGATGGGTATGTTTACTTCTACAAGGGCTTCGATACTGCAGATTGTATCGACTTCGTTTCAAGGGTGCTTAATATACAATAAAAAAAATAACCCTTTCACAAAAACCGAAAGGGTTATTTTTCACGTATTTTATTGTTTATTATTGCTTTTTTAGTGTATATATCGCACCAACAGTATTATAACTTTCATCTGGTTCAACCATTTTTATTTTCAATGTTTTTCTTGTTTTATCGTAAGACAGCACTTCAAATACTGTATTAGATCCTATGGTTATTTTATTTTCGGTGTCATGTAATTTCAATTCCCAATTATTATTATTAATATTTTCACAATTAAAAAACCAATCACAATAAGCATCAAAGTATATAATATCGGTAGGTGGTGCTAATGTTGGTTTAATATTCAAATCAAAAATAATACTACCTTTTTTTTCTTCAGGTATTATAGTCGATGTGTAAAGTTCATCGCAGTTGGTAATATCAGTGTTCATATACTCGGTGGATAGGTGCTGCCAATACCCCATAAGTTCATCAAGTTCAATGATGTGGTTGAACGTTGGGGTTGGTTCTTCCTTTTCATCGCAAGCGGTATTAACCAATACCATTGCGAACATCATGATAATTAAGTTCAGTCTTTTCATAGTTTTCAGTATTTAAGTTTGATGTATAATACGATGGTATTTTAATAATGTTACAAAAAAATATAAAATTTTTATATTAATTGTATTTATTGTATATGGAAAAAGAGGTTGAAATATTATTAGGAAAATTTAAACACGTTAAATCGGTTAATGTTGATAACGTTGATAAGATTCAACTAATTAATAGAGAGTCTGAATTAACCGAATATGATGTTTATAGTAACGTGAACGCATCTGAAACATACGTAACTGAACGTGAAAGAAATGCAATTTATAGAATATATGGTAGAATTGATTATGTTTCAATGCTAAATGGTTTAAAACTTGATTATAAATATACAACAGATTATTATGAATATAGAATTGATAATTCTAAAAACATTTTTAATTCATTTAAATTTTATGTAGTTAAACCATCTGATAAAGAATATGTTTCATTATATAGTAGTGATTTATCAATAAAAAAATATATTAGAAAATTTGAAGTAATCGCAACACCAAACAATATTGATATATATCCTGCAGGTTTTACAAATAATATTTTTGGTAAGCAAGTTTATGCGTTTAATGTTAATATTGACATTGATGTTAGAGAAATGTATGATTATTTAGGATTTCCATTAACTGAATTATATTTAATGCCTTGTTATATTAAAAAAAGTAACGGATTTAATACATCTGAAACTATTTCTGGTACAACATGGGAATCTAATGGTATTGAGAAAAAAATGACATTACCATCGACATTTGATTTTAATTTTAATGTTGGTGACGTTGTTGAAACAAATACAAATCAAATTATTGGTGATTTGGTTTATTATAACGAAAATGAATTTAAACAAAACATTAACAGTACTCAGACTTTATACATAAAAACATATCATAAAAATTCAGATAATCAAAATTCAGGTATTGTTTGGAAATATAACCCACTAATACCACTTAGGTTGAGATATTTAAGTAATGATTTGAGTTATGTTAGTAGTGCTGAATTTGGTGGGTTAAGAATTAACACATGTTTTAGTTATGATACAGAAATTAGCGGTGAAGTTCAATCGATTAATGATAATAGTTATCCAATTGCAGCAAATGATATCAATACCAAAAGATTTATACGACCCAATTTACACTGGACTGATTTTATTGAAGTACCAGAAAACCATATTAAAAGTTTTAATAGTATAGAGAAAAAGGGATTTAAATATATTGATGATGTTTTTAATATCGATGTTAATGAATTGGGTTATTATCGTAACGGTGTAAACTCACCATCATGGGGTGGTGTTGCTTGCCCATTAAATGGTGGAAAATTATATGGTATTCCCACAAACCAACCCGACTCAGATTTTTATTTTTATAAAGGGTTGGGGGAATCTGATTGTATAAAATTTGTGGCAGATGTTCTTAACATTAAATGATTTTCTAAAACATTAATTATAATTTGTGTTTTTTTAACTCTTTTTGGTTCTTCAAAGATTTTCCAAAGACCATGTGAGGATTCAATATTCTTTGGTTAGGTTTTTATAATATCATATTTGGTGGATTTTGGTACTAAAAAATATTCAATTCCATACAAATTAATTTCTTTATGTTTAATAATTATTTAAATTTTTATATTTTTTGTTTAATTTTTTGAAAAGAAAGTGTTAATTCCTTTAAATCTTTTTCTATTAAATTACCAATTTCATTTTTACTTACTTCTGAAATTAAATCAGTTTCAATAATTGCAAATAATTTATGTTCAAACGAAAATAAACATAATCCACCATACCTATAGTCAATATTTTCAATGGGTATCCATTCTGAATTACCAATCTTGAAATGTGTGAAATTTTCAGAATGAAAAACAATTGAATTATCATTAAATTCATCCACTATATATTCAATCAAACAGTTTTTTTCAACAAAATAAAAATCGTTTTGGGGTTTGATTTCTGGATTAATTACATCCTTTTCATATATTGATGATGGTGCTGTGGGTATATTATTAAATTTAAAATGAAAAGTGTCTTTATTATCAAATAGTATATTGTTTCTTATTCTTCCTATATACCTTGTAATTAAACATTTTTCAACATACGTGACGTATTTAAATTCTTCATCAATAGTAATTCTCCATTTAATGGCTATTATTTTCTTTGGTTTTATGAGTTTTATTATAAAATTCTTAAAACAAAGGTAATAGTAATAACCATATCCACTTCTTAAATATGGTAATATTTTAACATTTATAAAATTTTTTATTCTTTTCATTTTAATATTTTTTTATTTCAATTTCATCATCAATATCAAACATTAAATTAATATTATTAAGTAATATTTTTTATTTCAAATTTATTACTGCCAATAATAGGTATGTTAAATCCATTAACTATTAATAGATTTAATATGTCTTATTGATATTAAATTTTCATCATCATTCAAATCTAAAAGTTTAAATATTTCAATGAAATCTTCTTGATTTAATGGTAATTCATATTTTTTTTCAAGTATAATTTCACACCTATTTTTCAATAATATTTTTTCGTTAAATTCATTCTTTGCAACTATTTCTTTTATATATTCATAAACATAACCAATTTTTCTTAATTTAACTTCTATGCCTTTCAACAAAGAATTTATTTGAGAAATTTTATCGTTCTTTTCGTTGAAGTCTAAAATATTATAATCTATTCCACGTTCCATTTTATTGTATTTAAATGCGTTTAATTCAGCACACAACTTTAGTTTTTTGTTTATTAATTTTTTTCTTTTAATTTCTAACTCTTTAAAACTTAAATTTGATTCCATCAATCTACTAAGTTGTGGATTATTACTATGAATTTTTTTCTTTGATAGAAAACCAATAAATAATTTCCAAATATGTTGAAAATATAAAAATATTCTTATTATTATTTTCATAAAAATTTTTAAATTTTTGTAAATATTTACAATGTTCTAATTTTATATTATTTTGTTTAAAATGAAACGTTAATAATTATATTTTTTAATAAATACTTTTCATTCTATAAAAAATCATAAATTTTTATAATTCTACTAATTATAATTATATAAAGACTAAATTGAATAATCCAAACTCACCACTATTGATAGTAGTGGTGAGTTTGAACTTAATGCTAAACATTTACAGTTTTTTCATTGTATAAATTGAATTAATAAAACTCATACTAGGTTTAGTTTTAGTTAATTCAAATTTCAGTATTTGTTCTTCTTTGTTGTATTCCAATACTTGAAATAATACACGAATTTCAAGACTAAGATGGTCAGCAAAAATAATTTGATTTTTTTCAATATCTATAAAATAATAATTTTGACTACCCCAATTACCACCACACATATCATGAAATAAACCATAGCCCCAAGGTACACCATTATCATCCGTCCAAGGATAGTCATTATTAAATTCAATTTCTAAAAGTATTGCACCTTTATCATTAAGCCACATAAGGAATTTAACATCATCACATTCCGTATATGTATTACCATCATATTCCCATTTAATTGTAGTCCAGTAACCAATTAGTTCTTCAAAACTAATAATGGGAATTGGTTTTGGTGGTTCGGGTTCAACGATTTCTTCTTTTTTACAACTGGTTGCTACAACTATTGCAATCATCATAAAATAAATTAGTTTTTTCATGGCTTTAAATATTTTTTTGTTAGTTTATTTAGTGATACGAAAATAGTAAAAAAATGTTACAAAATATTATATTATTTTAATAACTATTTATATAAACAGAAAGTGTTTTATGGATAAACAGGTAAAAATATTATTGGGTGATAAAAAAAATATAGATTCTACAAATACTGATTTGCATGATAATATATCATTAACGAATGAAATATCTGAAATTGTTGAATATGATGTTCATAAAACTATTAGTTCTAGTGAACAATATATAAAAGAAAGAGAAAATAGTGATAATTATAGATTTTATGGTAAATTTGAATGGATTTCGCTATTAAATAACCTCAAATTTGGTTATAATGAATTAAAGGATTTTTTTAAACCAAGTGAAAATAATTCTAAAAATATTTTAAATTCATTTGATTTTTATTTAGTTAAACCAGAATTAAATTTAGATGAAGTAGAAGAACAGCCAAAAATATTAATTGATGAAAATTTTGATGATTGGGTAATATCAGAACCAACGGATTATCCAAGAGGATGGGATGTTATTGTTAAGGGAGATTCTTATATGTCACAAACATTAGCAAATCAAGCAGAATTAATAGTACATCCTAGTGGTATGTTACAAAATGGTACGATTCAAATGACAAAAAACATAATAGAATCCTATGGTACTTTGGTTTTTAAAACTAAAACAACTGTATATGGTAATGTTGAAAATGATAGTTTTAGGGTTTTATTAAAATTTGATGATGATAATTATAAAGATTTTAATGTTTCTCTTACAGAAGATGGTGAAAAAACATATACTTGTGATATTGACAATGAAAATCCTATACGTAAAATAGTTATTATAGTAAAAGGTAATTCCCTAAAAGTTTATTTAGACTATATAAAAATTGAATTATACAATGATTCTCAAAATATTAAAAGAAAATTTAAAGTATTAGCAACGCCTAACGATTTTACTATTCATAATGCTGGTTTTTCAAAAAATGTATATAACGAACAAATTTATTATTGGGATATTGATAAAACAATTAAACTTTCTGATTTTGCAAAAGATGATGAATACCCAATAACTGAATTATATTTATATGCTAAATATATAGAATCAAATAATGGTAATAATGATTCAGAATTGTTAAAATTTTGCACTTGGATGTATGATGAAGAAGATGATGAATATGAAATGAAAATTTTAAACAGTAAATTATTATCAATTGGTGATTATGTTACTAATAATGAAAATGAATATATTTCTGATATTGTTAAATATGATAAAAAAAATTATAATCAAGAATTATTGTTAGAACAAAAATTCAATATATATACTTTTCATTATAATGAAGATAATTTAAAAATAAGATTAGTTTGGAAATATAATCCATTTATACCGATAAGATTAAGATATTTAAGCAGTGATGTTTATAGTATTAGTTCTAATGATAGTATATATGAAAATATTGAACAAATACCAAAACATGCAATTGATATTTTGAATAATAATACATATATTTGGAGAGAAATTTTACCAGAAGGTTATTTTGAACCATTAACGAATATTGGTGTAGACCATCCGTTTTTAAATGATAATCATTATATTTTTACACCAACAATATTTTCAGTTACACCCGATTTAAATGATATTACAACAAAAAATATATTTGATGAACTTTGGTATACAAAAAACGGTGAAATTACTTCAATTAAACCAAAAAATAATTTAGATGATATTGGAAAACCATGCTTATAAATAAAAAAAGATTAAAATTTTCAGGAAAAGATTTAAATATAAATTTTCAATTAAATTCTAAAAATGATATTATTATTAATTCATTGAATAATTTAGTTGAAAATGTAGGTAATTCTTTAATTAATCCAATTATTGATGAAGAAGTCTGTAGATTTAAAAAATCTAATGTTGGTGGTTCTCAAATATTTTATTTTTATTTCAAAGGTAAAACATCACACTACAACGAATTTCCTTTTGAAAATAAAATGTTTGTGACATATAAAACAAAATTTATTCAAAATAGTTTTTTTATATTTGATTTTTATGATAGTTTTAATTCCAACACACAAAATAAAATTTTTAGAACATATTTCACAAAATTTATTGACTATGCTAATGATAATAAACCGAAATATATAATAACAACAACAAAAGATACACAACTATCTTTTTTTGATGTTCCAATATCATATATAAATAAACAAGAAAAAAACGAATTTGGTTGTTTTTTAAAGTTAAGTTTCTATAATGCAGAAACGGGTATTTTATCATTATTTTATAATTATGCAAAATATAATAATCAGTTGATTAATAATACTGAAGAAATAATGTATTTTGATGTTATTTTTAATAAAAAAGAAAAAACATGGTACTTTAAACCACAACCACCAATTTTATCTGAATTTAAAGCCTATGAATTACCAAAATCACAATATGTTGATAAAATTAATAATACATTTAATAAAACTAACTATATTCAACAAAAATATCCAGAAGGTGGGAATAAATTTAATCCTAATACTGGAACATATACTAATGAACAATAGTGTATTATATAATTGTTGTTGTAAATCTTGGTTTTCTTGTGGTTTTTACAATTTCATAATCCTTTTCATCACGAATATAGCCCAATAGTTTTAATGTGTATTTAGAAACAAAATATCTATCACCATCAATATTTTCAATTGGGTTTGATTCAGTAAATCCTTCAAAAAGTAAAGGTAAAGGATTACCATTAATATGGATATAGTCTTGACGTGATGCAAAATTTCTTAACACCTGTTCATCATACTGATTAACATCAACACGATATTTGGTGAATAAAACAACTTCATATGTTAAATCAACATTAACGGGTTCTGGCATTTTAAATCTTAAATAGATTACTTCTCCTTCATCAAGTATTGGAACATCCATATACTTAAATTTACGAAGTTGTGGCACTAAATATTTATTACCCAATCTAGTACCAATTTCTTTATTAATTCTTCTAATGGTTACATATGGTGTTGGTACGTTTTTATCATCGTCAACAAACTTCCAAGTTTTACTATATTCACCCCATCTGTCATTATCCAAATAGAATGTGGGAACTATTTTACCATCAATCACAATTTTAAGATTTTTTGAATTGATATGGTTAAATATACCCCTATCCATATCTTCTAAAAGAATTGTTCTTGGTAAATAATTCGTTTTAATATCGGTAGCATTCATCAATTCTTCAATTCTATCCATACCATATTTAAGGTATTCACTACCAATTTTTGGTGGTCGAATATCAAGTTTTGTTTTATTTTTTTTTGGAAGTGCCATTATTAGTTTTTTTTATAAATACTTATTTTTTTATTAATAATGGTTATATGTTTATTGGATTTATATAATATTAATGTAAATTTTTTTGAAATTTTGTTTTTTATAAAATTAAAAATATCTTTGTATAAAAAAAATAAAACATGTTAGTTGAAAAAAAGGTACATATAGAAAATAATGAAATTGGATATGTTGATGCAATATATAATTCACAAAATATATTAAAAAGTACATATTTTCCCAAAAGTGAAAAACTTTATATTGTCTTTAATAAAGGAAATACATATTCATATTTAAACATAACCCAAGAAATTTATGATGATTTTGAAAATGCAGAATCCCAAGGAAAATATTTTCATAGTAATATAAGAAATAATGAAAAATATCCAACATATAAAGAGTATAAACTATATCCCAATGAAATTGATGAAATAAAAAAAATAATTTCAGAATGGAAAAAAAATAATCAAATTTTGGATGATGAATAATATCACAATTGAACAATATGATAATTTATTTCTTTTAGTTAAGAAAATACTTGAATTTTATTCCGATGAAGAAAATTATAAATTACCATCAAGTGATTCAAAATTTAAAGATAGAAAAATTATAATAGACAATGGTACACAAGCAAAATTTGCATTATCAAAGATAGATGAACTGATAAAGTTTAATGAAGATATTGATAATGAATATTTTGAACGTTTAAATAATGAAGATATTACTGAAAATAAAATAAATGAAATTTTTAATAATTTAGATAATTTAACAAAAAATTTTTAACTATTAAAATTATAAAGAAATGGAAAGAAGAAATGAAAATCAAACAAAAATGAACGCTATGAAATCTCGTTCAATTATGATGATTACATCACTTGTTGTAATTTCTGCATTAATTCTTATTGCAATTTTTAAACTATTTGAAACAAACAATGCAGGATATTATCAAGTTAAACAATCATTAATTAGTGGTAAGTTGAGTGTTAGAAATACACCTGGTACTTATATGCAAAATTTTGGAAAAATTACTACATATCGAATTACTGATGATGTAATATTAAGTAAAGAAAAGGGTGATAAAAGTCTTACTAATAGAGAAATTAAACCTGAACGTGTACTATTTCCGAATGGTTATGCCGATATTGATTTTGTTGGTTTATATGAAATACCATTAGTTCCAGAAATTCAAATTGAACTTCATATTAAATATGGTAATAATTCTAATCTTCAGTATATGATTAAACAACAAATTACGGAAGCATTAAAAAATACTGCCACATTAATGTCTGCTGAAGAAGCATATTCCAATAAACGTTCTGAATTTATTCGATTATCGAAAGAACAAGCATTATTTGGTTTATATGAATCTAAAGTAAGAAGTGAATTTATTACAAATTCAGCAGGTCAAAATCAAGAAATTAAACATTATAGTGTAAATAGAGATACTACAGGAAAACCTATAATAATGAAAGAATCGTTGCTTGGTAAATATGATATCACTTTACCACAATTTAATATTAAGGATATGGATTTTGATGATAAATTAATAGCATTAATTGATTCAAGAAAGGATGCACAAAAAGCACAACAAGATGCTATTACAGAAAAAGCCAAAGGTGAAACACGAATTGCTAAAGAAAAAGCAGACCAAGAAGTTGATAAAATTAAACAAGTGACAATTGCACAGAAAGAAAAAGAAGTCGCAGAACTTAATGCAGAAAAAGCATATAAAGTAGCAATGTTTAAGGCAAAAGAAGCAGAAGAAGAACGTAAAGCATTAATTTCAAAGGGTCAAGGTGAAGCAGAAGCAGCAAGACTTAAGGTTTCCGCAGGACTTACACCACAAGAACGTGTTGAATGGGAATATAAAACAAAAGTTGGTGTTGCAACTGAACTTGCTAAAATTAAAGTACCAACAATGATTATTGTGGGAAATGAAGGTAAAGGTGGTGCAAATCCAATGGATATGATTGGTGTTAGCATGGGATTGGATGTTATGAAAAAGATGGAAGATTTGAATAAAAACAAATAAACAAACAATAAAATAAGGGAAGTGAATAATTTTTTAATATTTAATTTAATAAAAAAAAAAATAAAGCCATGATAAGTTTAATTATTTTTGGAATTATAATTATTTTATTTGTTTATTATCTTATTGTAATAATAACAATATTTCAAAGAAGTGAATTTTTTGAAAAAAATAATAATTTTATTAAGTCTTTTATTCCATTTAAAATGTTTTTTCTTAAAGGTTATAAAACAAAAGATAAATAAAATTATGAAAATTTTAATCAAATATCATAATCCTAATTGTAAAATTGAATCACATGGTAATTGGTTTGATTTAAAATCATCAATTGATATTGAATTAAATGAATTTGAACATGCATTAATACCATTGGGAGTATCAATGAAATTACCAAAATATTATCAGGGTAGTGTTGTTCCTAGAAGTGGAACTTTTTCTAAATTCGGTGTAATTCAAGGAAATCATTACGGAGTGGTTGACGGTCCTGATAAACACACGGATGGTTATTCGGGTAATAACGATATTTGGAAATTTAGTGCTATTGCATTAAGGTCAACAAAAATATCAACTGGTGATAGAATTTGTCAGTTTGAAATAAGACCTACAATGAAAGCACCTTGGTGGGCTAAACTTAAATGGATTTTTGATAATAAAATTGAATTTATTGAAGTTGATAAATTAAATTCAAAAGATAGGGGTGGTTTTGGTAGTACGGGTAAATAAAAACATAAAACAAAAAAAATAAAAGCATGAAACAATATATAAATTTAGTTAATAATATTTTAAAAAATGGTGTTGAAAAAGAAAGTGGTAGGGCTAATATGCCAAACACTTTAGAAATTTCAAAAAGTTCTATAAAAATGGATTTGAAAAACGGATTTCCATTACTAACAACAAAAAAAATGTATTGGAAGGGTATTGTACATGAATTATTATGGTTTTTACGTGGTGATACCAATATTAAATATTTAGTTAATAATAATGTTAACATATGGAATGATGATGCCTATAGGTGGTATAATGATAAATATGTTAAATTAGGCGCACCTATAATATCTTTTGATGAATTTATTGATAATGTAAAAAGAGGAAAAAAAACAAAAGTTAATAACCCAAACCCAACTAAAGAACATCCATATGAAAGATATGTAACATATACATATGGTGATTTGGATAAAGTTTATGGTTATCAATGGAGAAATCAAAATGGTATTGACCAAGTTAAAGATGTTATTGATGGTTTAAAAAATAATCCATATAGTCGTTATCATATTATAAATGCTTGGAATAAATCTGATTTTAATAACATGGCATTACCACCTTGTCATTTACTTTATCATTTTATTGTAAGACCATTAACGAAAAAAGAACGCATTAAATATGCAGTAAAAGAATTAAAATTACCAAAAATGTTATTTGAAACAAATTTAGATTTATTGGAAACAAATAACATACCCAAATTTTATCTTGATTTAAACATGTATCAACGTTCATGTGATGTTGCGCTTGGTGTTCCATATAATTTAGCATCAATGAGTTTATTATTAATGTTAATGGCAAAAGCATGTAATATGATTCCAAGTGTTGCTATATGGATTGGTGGATGTACACATATTTATCTTAATCATATTGAAAATATTAAAAATCAAACAAAAAGAAAGCCCTTTGAATTACCGAAAATGAAAATTAATAAAAATTTAAACACACTTGAAGATATAACAAATTTAACAATTGATGATTTTGAATTGGTAAATTATCAATCACATTCTAAAATAAATTTTGAATTGTTTGTTGGATTATCTAAAGACCAAAAAAAGTAATTAAAATTTGAATTAATTTAATGAATGACAATAATATGCATTATATTAATTATTTTATTAATATTAATAATTCTATTTCTTTCAATAGGATTATTTCTTTTTATAAAAAAAAGCATTTATTTATCTAATAAAGAAAAAGAATATATTAAATTTGTTATTGATATTTTCATTGAATTTGGTGATGATTTAGGTATTCAATCAGAAGACCAACACAAAATATTATCAGAAGAATTGAATAAAATTAAGAATAAACATTTGTTAAATAATGGGGAAAAATTATAATGCGGTTGATGAATATTATAAAATTAATCATCAAAATGAATTTATAATGTGTCATTATTTGAATAAAAACATGCCACTTTTTTTTGTTAAATGTGGTATTTTTTTTGAAATTCAATGTGAAAATCAATACAATAAAAACGATATTATATTAATACAAATTAGTGGTGATAGAAAAAAGAAATTGATATGTGAATATGCCACAACACAAAAAGAATGGGATTATGAATTACCTAGAACATATTGGAAGGCACTAAATTTAATAGCAAGAAAAGATTACGGTAATAATTTTTCGTTATTTATTAAATCATCACCAACATTTAATAGTTTATTTGCAATAGATTGTAGAGATAATTTTATTCAAAAAAATTTTAATCATATTGAAAAATTAAATCATTCGCTTTCTTTTGAAACGGATGATGATTTTTATAGAATATATTGGAATGATGTTGAAAAATATAAATATTGTGATGATAAAGAAAATAAAACATTAAAAAATGGTGAGATTTGTATTGTTGAGTTTAACGATTGGCAACCATTTTATTCATTTATTTGGAGAAGATTTATAAAAAATAAAATTAAACTCTAAATTCTCCATGTTCACCACCTTCGAATAATGCGACAACATCACTACGCACTGGAACTGCCGTTACACGTTTCCAATATGGTTTAAATCCACCAATTGTTTTAGTTGTTTCATCGGTAACATTATTAGCATTTTCAACTTCATAAAATCTATTTTTTTCACCACTCATGTTATACATAACAATATCGCCCCTATCAATATCAATTTTTTTATCTTCCAATTCTTTTAAATAAACACCAAAAATCAAACTACCCGTATCATCACGAACAATACCGCTTTGATTATTACCATAATATTCTTGCTTACTTTGTTCAACATTAACCATAACGGACAATCTTACTGGTGGTAAATATTTTTTATCTTTTGCTTTTGCTTGACCATAAAGGTCATGTGTTTTACTTTCAATAACATTTATTTTATATAGTATAATTTCTTGAGCATTATCTGTTTGTAAATAATTTCTACCATACATAATATCCAAATCAAATGAATTATTGTTCATAAATAAACCCATTCGATTTGATTCTAGGTCAATAAATTGTTTTCTTTTTTTCATATAAAAAAATATCTTTTATATAAATACAAATGATAAATATAAAAAATTTGGTGAAAACAATCCAATGAAAAATAGGGAAAATGTTATTAAAATGAAAAAAACAAAAAAAGAAAGATATGGTAATGAGAATTATAATAATAGATAATTATTTATAAAAAAAAGTTTAGAAAAATAATGTCATCATTGAATTATTATCATATTTATGATTGTGGAATATGAAATTCAAACTTAAATTACAATAATAGGATATTGTAAAGGTTGAAAACCACGTTCCCTATTAACATTTTCTGCAATTTTCGCACGTTCTTCCGTTAAATTAACCTGACTTATTTTATCCAATTGTTCAATAATAAATCTTTCAGTGTCTTCTTTAAGTTTTGTACCTTCTTCAAGTAAATGACGATAATCCATTGTTAGTTGTTTTTCACTAACACCCAATTCACCACTATAAAATCCTCTAACACCACCAATAACAATTTTCACTTGAGCAATTAATAAATTTCTTATTTGTTGTTGTGCAACATCATTCATATCTTCCCATTTTAATACTTTTGTTGGTGGGTCTGATGGTAATCTTACGACATCATCATTTTCTTCAAGACATCTATCTCTATCTTTACCATTGTTTGTATCATAATACCAATACCATACTTTTCTACCAGCATAATGTTTTCCCCAACTATTTGCAATTTCATATCTATCATTTGGTACTGGATATAAATGTAATAATTTTTCACCAGTTTCTAATCCTGTAATTCTATATGTTAAAATTGATTGTAATACTCTTTGTTTCATTCTACGGTCTTGTGCTGCCAATAATGTTGAAAATGTTGGTTGAACATATAATGCAGGACGACCTAAATAAGACATACCCATTAATCCAGAACTCCAAGCATTTAATGCAAATGGGTCTACTAGACCACCATCAATAATTGGTGGTGTTTCCCATAAAACTTCATTAACTTCACGACCTTTAGGTATTAAATAGTGTTGTGTGTTTTCTTCAGTTATAATAAAATCTCTTTTTAATTCCCAACCTTTTGCTCCTGGTGCATTTGTACCTAATCCCAATTGTTTAGAATAAGCATATGTAAAACTTTTCATATATGCATTGGATTTATGAGTAAATGCAGCCAAAAAATCACTATTTTCCCTATTTAATCCTTCCAAACTAACCCATTGTTGTTTAATTAACCAATTATTAACTAACGAAGAATAATCTTCAATAACAATTTCAAGATATGAATCCATCATTTCATTAGTTATTTCAAAAGGTCTTAATGGATATCCTAAAACATGTTTAACTTTTAAATAAAGTTTATTTTTTTCTGTTGTTGATATAAGTGCCATATTTATAATTTAATAATTGGATTATTTAAATTTATTTCTTTAATATAAATACTAAAAATTGCTATAATTAGTTGTCTTATTAGAATTAATAATATATATTTGCATTATATTATTTTTATTATGTTTAATATTGAATATGATATTACATTAAATGAAAATGGTAGACCTTGTGTGGATTTATCAAATGATTATGAAAATAATCCAGAAGATAGATTTTTTGCAATAGAATTAACAAGATATTTATTGGAAAAAATATATGTTGAAAAGAATGATAAGTTTTCTGAAAATGCAATTAAACACATGAATAATACTATTAAACTATTAGGACAAATAAGTGATGAAATTGCAAAAATTTTATGGAATAATATGAAAGATAAAGGAGATATTGCATTTTCTTTGAATTCAAATTATCACATACAGGTGGAAAATATTGAAGAATTGTATAATTTAGATATGAAATATATATATTATAACAATAAAATTTTTGAAAGAAAAGAAGGATTAACTGTTTTGGTTCTTAATGAAATGAAAACATATAAATTAAAAAATGGGATTTTAAACAATAATTGGATTTCTACAAATGATTAATAAACCAACAAAAGAACAAGAAAGAATATTTTTATTTACAAAAAAAAGACCTGAAAATATTTTAATAAAAGCATATGCTGGTACAGGTAAATGTCTTGGATATGATACACCAGTATTGATGTATGATGGAACAATAAAAAGGGTTCAAGATATAAAAATTGGTGATTTTTTAATGGGTGATGATTCATCGCCTCGTAAAGTATTGAATAAAAATATTGGATATGGTAAACTATATAAAATAAAAAATGAAATAGGATATTCTTGGGTTTGTAATGATGTTCATGTAATTACACATTACAATGAAATTTCTAAAATTTTGTTAGATACACCACTAAATGAACTCAAATATTCAAAAAAATGGAATGGTTATTTAAAAAATATTAAATTAAAAAAATCCATTGTTGAATTTCAAGAAAATAAAACAGAAATAAATCCATATTTATTAGGATTATGGTTAGGATATAATTTAAAAAATAATATAAAACAATTTTTATTTGTCGATTTTAGGTTAACAAGAAAAATAATAGAAAAATTGTTGGAGTTAAAAGATAATTCTTTTTTTGTTTTAAATAAAACAAGTGTTTGTTTAAATAAAAAATATGAAAAGGGTTTTTATTCCGATGATTTTCAAAAGTGTATTATTTTTAATATTGATAAAAACAAAAAGAATATTCATTTATCAATACCAGACAAATATCTAATAAATTCTATTGAAAATAGAAAAAAAATCTTGGCGGGTATTTTTGATGTTTATTATAATAAAAAAAACAGGACATCCAAACTAACAATAATTTCAAAAAGGAAAATAGTTAATTTGAAATTTTTATGTGAAAGTTTAGGTTTTATATATAAAGAGAAAAAGATATTTTCTTTTCGAAATAACATTTTTTGGAAAATTGACATTAATGGAAATACTAGCATATTACCTTTAGTATATAAAAGAAAACAAAAAACAAATTACAATAATTTATTTTCTTTTAAAATAAAAGAAAATATTATATCACAAGGTTTATATTTTGGATTTACTTTAAATGGTAATGGTAGATTTTTATTGGGTGATTTTACAATCACACACAATACTTCAACCATAGTTGATGCAGTAAAATTATTACCTAAAGATAAATCTATTATGTTTTTAGCGTTCAATAAACACATACAAGAAGAATTAAAAACAAAATTACCCGAATATGTTAGATGTTATACAACTTATGGTTTAGGTACGTCTGCAATTAAAAGAAAATATGGTGATAAAATACAATTCGATGAATTTAAAATTGATAAAATAATACAATCAAAATCAAAAAATTGGAAATTAAACGATGAATTTGATGATAACGATGATATTTCTTTATATTTAAATAATATAAAAAAAATGGTTAATTTATGTAGATTAACATTAACAACAAATTCAGAATTTATTCCAAATATTGCTGAAAAATATAATATACCAATTAAAGAAAATAAAGATATTAAAAGAATATTAAAAATATTAGAAGAATCAACAATTGATAGAAAAAATTATGATTTTATTGATATGATATATTTACCAGCAATAGATAGTAGTATTTGGATGTTTCCTCAAGATTATATTTTTATTGATGAAGTTCAAGATTTAAATCGTTGTCAAATAAAAATTGTAGAAAAATTAATAAAAAAAGATAAAACTACTGGTAAATATATAGGTAGATTAATATCTGTTGGTGATTATTATCAATGTCAACCTAAAGGAACAAAAATATTAATGAATGATAATACAGAAAAGGATATTGAAAATTTAAATGTTGGTGATTTAATTATTTCTTACGATAGAAAAAGTAATTCCTTTATTAAAAGTAAAATTAACAATATTGGTTGTAGGTATTATAATGGAAATTTAATAAAAATAATTTCAAGAGGATGTGAATCTAAATATACACCAGAACATAAATGTTTGGTTAAAATAAAAAAAACAAAACAATTACAATTTGTATTGTGTTTGTTTGAATTGATGGATGAAACTCAACACATACGTATATTCACAATAAGAAATGAGATTGATTTTTTTAAAATTTTTAAGAATAAAAGTGATGTTAATAAAATTTGGATTTTAAAATCGTACTATTCTTTGTATTATGCATATAAAGATGCTAATTATTATTTAGCAAATAAAGATAAAATATTTAATGATTTTAATAAAAATTCAAACTACCCGATATGGAATTCTAATTGGAATATGGATTATAATCAAAATTTTTTAGAAATATATGCAATTAATATTATTCCAGATTTAATGCAAATTTGCAGTTTAAATGCAAATTTGCACAACATTCAAAAAATATATGAATTAAAATATGAAAAATATTCTGGTTTAGTTTATTCTTTAGAAATTGATAAATACGAAACATATGTTGCTGATAATATATTAACACATAATTGTATATATGGATTTAATGCAGCAGATGAAAAAGCGTTTGAATGGTTTAGTAAATTCCCAAATACTAAAACACTACCATTATCAACGTCATTCAGATGTTCAAAAAATGTAATAAAAAAAGCACAAGAAATTGTACCTGATATAAAAGCACTACCCAATGCACCTGATGGTATTGTAAGGGATGGTAATGTTTTAAAAGAAGCAGAAAGTGGTGATTTTGTTTTATGTAGAACAACAATACCATTAATTAAATTATTTTTTGAATTTTTAGAACAAGAAAAAAAAGCAATTGTGAAAGGTTCTGATATTGGTGTTCAGTTAATTGAATTAATTGGTGATATTAAATCTATTGACAATTTAATTCTTTTTTGGGATAGAGAATTAATTAAATATAGAAAAGAATTAAAAAAGGAAGGTATTTTAAACCCAAATGAACATAGTGGTTATGTTACATTAGAAGATAAAGTAACAACATTACTTTTTTTAGCAAAATTATCAAATAGTATTGTTGATTTAAAAAATAAAATTGGTTTAATTTTTAGTGATGAAATTCAAGGAATTTGCTTAAGTACAATACATAAAATAAAGGGTCTTGAAGCAAATAGGGTCTTTATAATAAGACCAGATTTATTACCAATGAAAACAACAAAAAATTGGGAATTTTTACAAGAAAAAAATTTAGAATATGTTGCATATACAAGAGCAAAAAATGAATTAATCTTTGATAGAAATTGGACAGATATCTCTTAAAATTTTAAATTTATGGAATGGAAAGTAAATTTTGAAAAATATAGTGATAGAAGAATATTAGTTAAATTTAATCCCATAGAAAAAAATTTAACATTTATTGGTCAATATAAAATAAATAATAATTGGATAGATTTTTATAATGATGTCTTTTTATTAAATATAAATATTAACCAAATTGCTAATATTATGTATAAAATACATGAAAAATTAAATGAGTTGATTGATATTTATGAAAAATTATCGTTAGAATTGGAAAATTTTAAAACAATTGACTTTGTTGAATAATTTGTAACAATTTAAATTATTTATCGTATATTATAAAAATAATTAAATGATGGAAGAAACAAATAAAACCTTAAAAGAAGTATATAAGAATTCATCTGATGAAGTTAGAGAAATTCTTAAAACTAATTGAATCTAATGTAAATGATATTAAAAATAAATTTCTTGAAATATTAAAAATATACTCTAAAAATATTATCTAAATGTTTATTATAAAGAGATATTAAATTATATTAGTTAAATTAATAATTTTTATAAGGTAAACCTGCTTATATATTCAAACCACTAATATTTTAATTTTTCCATAAATAACCATTTACTCTTTTTTCATTTTTACACCATCTTGATATTGTGGATTGATTAACATTTTCAAAAACACTCGCCTTTTTTGTTGATTCAAATTCAATAATTTCATTAGTTTTTAAATTAACTTTAAATACCTTTTTGCAAATTATTTCTTTTTGTTTTTCAGACAATCCAATTTGTTTTTTTGTTTTACTAATTTTTTGTTTAGTTTCTTCTGTATGGTTTTTACCTAACCAATATTTAGAAGAATTTTTACTTAAAATTAATTTATCTTGCTTTGTTTTTTTTCTACCGTATTTTTTTGCATCATTACTACCTGCTTTTGAAATTCTTTTATTAATCCATTCTTTAGATTGTTTAATACCTAAATGAGAAATAGACATTTTATCTAAAGTTTCTTTTGTTGGTATTATATTTTTACCACCACCTTCAATATTATAACCAAATTCTTTTTGGTTTGATTTATAATCACTAATATATTTAATTTCTTTATTGTTTAGTTCTTGAATTGTTTTTGCCGTATCAATTATTGTAAATTCAAAATTATCCCAACCATACTTATTGAATGCATTATTAATATAATCATTACCCAAACCATTTTTATATTCTAATATTTTTTCATTTATTGAACGAATTGTTTGTCCAATATATAATTTGTTGTTTATTTTGTTTTTTATTTTATAAATAACGCCAATAATTTCATCATTTCTTTTAGGATATGGTAATATTAAATGATTTATAGATGTTTTATGTTTTTTATTATTTCTTGGTGTGTCTATAAAATAAAAATATCTATGTTTTCTATATTGTGGTAAAAATATTGCATTGGGATAGTGTTTTAAAATAACATTTTTTTTCATCGTACCCAATTTATTTCTAACCCATCTACTATATCTTAATTTACCATCAATTAATACTGAAAATCTTTTTGTTTCTTTATTATTGGAATAATTACCAGACATAACACCAACATATAACCAATTTAATGATTGATAAATTGTTCCGATTTCACCTGCTGCTGGGTCAACAGTTGCTGTTATTATTCTATATTTTGTATTATTTTTTAACCATTTACAAACCCTAGAAATAAAAAAAGATGCTGTATTTTTTGGTGTCCACCATAAACAAACACCCCTGCTTAATAATAAAATTTTATTTGTAAATCCATATTTATCCCAAACACCAGTATTTTCTGTATAATCATTACTAAAAACTAAAACACCACCTAGTTTTTGACCATTTTCTGTATTAAAATATATACCAAAACAATATTTAACAATATATGGCATTGTTTTTAACCATTCATATTCTATTATAATTTTACTTGCAGTGTTTTTATCAATTAATTTAATTTCTGTATTATCTAAAGAAATGTTTTTATAATTAAAATCTAATATTTCTTCTTTTGATTTTTTTATTCTAATTTTATGTTGGTGTGCTTCCATAGAAAAACATTTTTACAAAAATAGTATTATTTTGGAAATAAAAAAAGGGATGTGTTTAACATCCCCCTTTAATAAAGTTAAGTACCTACTAGGATAAATCACCAACACCAAATGTTGTTAATCCATCACATAAGATTTTACCATAGTAACGGTTTAGAACCATTTTCTTAGCATAACGTGTTAAAATACCACGAATTGGTGTAAAATCAAATGGATTATACATTACAGGTGTTAATTGCATAGGTATATATGGTGCATAAATATAGCCGGTTTCCAATATGCTAGTTCCTTTATGTCCAATAAGAACAGTATTAGGTGCTGAATATGGGTCACGGTAAACAACATAACGTCCACCTATTGTACCAATTTTTTCAATACCCATATTATACTTATCTTGTTCAGGTGAAGCATTTGAAACGTGGAAATATTCTAAGTCATCAAAAACAGCAGAAACTTCAGGAGATACAACTATCCATGATGCACCACCACGTAATGTTGACTTATTAATTTGTGCTGAAATTTGGTTAATTTTAGTAATTAACGTTTGATTCCAGTCTTTTTGTACACCATAATAAGTATTAGTTCCTTTTCTTAATCCGTTATAATCCCAACGAGCAGTCCATGCAGCACCACGTCTTAAGTCACGTAATATTTCACGGTCAATTTCAGCAGCCATTTGTTCTGATAACAATGCAGTTAATTCTGCTTCAGCATCAATATTATGGAATGCAGAAACGTCTTGTGCTAATTCAGGTGTCCACATTGCTCTCATTTTACGAGTTTCAACACTTACAGTAACATAATCAAGAACGAATGTTACTTCTGCCATTCTTGAATCTTGTTCAAGGTCGCTATATGTTCTATATGTTGCAGTATAAGTAGTTCCAGTTGGAATGGTTAATGCATGATAACCATCTTTACCAGGATATTGAACATCAAGTAAAACAACAATTTTACCATTTTTATCCACAATACCCTGTCCATATTTTTGAACTTTTACGTTAAATGGTATTGGATTTCCACTTGCAATATTTTCACTTGTATAACCACTTGGTGCTGTAAAAGTTTTATTTGCTGTTACTTTTAATCCAGCAAGGAATGATTCGGTATCCATTGGTGCGCCAGCAGGACCTACCAATTTACCTGCATTATCAGTAGTAAATCCTGTGATTTCAAGAGTAACGAATTTATCTCCTGCTGTATAACCTTTAGCAGTTAAACCAGTAATTGATTTACTATCAATACTACCTTTTGATAAATCGAATAATGAAGTACCTTCATCATTATATTCAGTTGCATAGAATGCATCGTATAATGAACGAGTTTCAAAATTAGTTGAACTTGTTGATGTTTTTTCAGCAGCATTTCCATATGCACCATCAGGTGATGTATGAATATTACCAAGTGTTGTTGTATGTGTACTATCTTGTACACGTGTACTAGCCTTTGGATTGATAAAATATAATCTACCTAAAGGTAAGTTAAGTGCTTGTACTGAAACAATATCGTTTGCTAATAATTTTGCAAACACCCTACGAATAACAGGGAATGCAACTGTTTCAAATTGACCGCTTGATGTAGAATCAGAAGATTCTTTAAGCATATGAGATAATTGGTTTTCGAATAATTGAGCGCAATTTTCTTTAATATTGCCATCTAATCCTTCAAGTAATCCAATTTTTTCCCAACGGTTTGTCGTAATTTCTCTTTGTTCACGAAGTTGTTTAATACCAATGTTACCAACTTCGCCACTTTCCATTAAAAATCCCATTGTTTTAAATTTTTATTTATTTTTTGTTATTTTTTGCTTCCGTAATTAATCAACTTTTTAATTTTTTCGATATGTTGATTATTTTCATATGCAGTTTTTTCAACAACTTCGTCAAGTTTTTGCTTTGAAGACGATTGTATTGAAGCAGACACTTTCGTTTCAATGCTTTCAGTTAAAGTATTTGGTTTTTTTTGCATTTCTACAAGTAATTCGTTATACTTTTTCTGTGACTCAGCAATATTATCAATTTTTTTAAAGTTGTTGATAATATTAATTTTATCATTTTGTGTAAGGGCAAGATTTTCGTTTACCAATAAGTTGTTGACGTGTGCTAAATTGGTATTAAATGTTGCCATTTCTTTCAATTGATTTCGATATTTTTCAAGTGCGGTTTTATATTGTTCTAATAATTTGGATACGGTTTGTTTGTATTTTTTATTTTCATTTAATTTTTTTGTGAGTTTTTTATTCTCATTAATTAAACCATTAATCCTTCTTTCAGATTCCCTCATAGAAAAACGCATACGTTGAACATTTCCTTGTGTTTGATATTCTTTATCAGGAATATTTCCAGTTGTAGCCCTTTTATTGGGATATGACATTCCTAATGTTTCATCGATTTCATTATCAGCAAGTGCTGCATCGATATCATCATCAGTAATTTCAATTTCTTGAAGTTGATTATCTAATTCATCATCAATTTCAATATCTTGAAGTTGATTATCTAATTCATCATCAATTTCAATATCTTGAAGTTCATCGTCTTCTTGAATATTAGAATCAAAATTTTGAATAATTTCATCTAATTGATTACGCAATTCATATAGTTTATCATTCAAATTATTAGATGTTGGTTTGATTTCATTAGAATCTGAATTTTCTAATTCTTCATCAGAATTTAAGTCATCTAATTCTTCATCAGAATTTAAGTCATCTAATTCATCTTCAGAATTTAATGCATTAATTTCTTTTTCAATATCATTTAAACTAAATGTTTCGTCATCATCAATTTGAAATTCATCACTTTCATTTGCACATTCTAATGCATTACCCACTCGATTAACATCCAATTCTGTTATGTCAAATTCTTCCTTGATGTTTTCTTTTTTTGGTGTTTTTTCTTTGAATGTATCACCATCTTTGCTTTTTTTAGTTGCAATATTTGGTGTATTAGATTCAACATCGCCCATAATTTCTTTATTTTTTTCTTCAGAAACGTTATTTTCGTTAACTTTTTTCTCATATGGGTTACTATCACCAACAGTATCAGTAATTTTTACATCTTCATCAACCACTTTTTGTTTTTCTAATTCATCTGTGGTTTTTTTAACTTTTTTAGTTTCTTTTTCATTCTTTTTCATAACAGATTCTTCTTTTTGATTAATTTCATCATCTTCATCAGATTCTTTATTATCATCCATTTTTTTATAGGATTTTTTTGTTTTATTTTTATTTAATTCTTCATTTATAATTTCATTAAATCGTTTTGAATATTCTTCTTCTAATTTTTTATTCGCAACAATTTTAGCAGCATTCATGATTTCATCATAATCAGATAATGCTTCTTTAAGAATTGATGTTTTTTTTATATCACTCATAACAATAAAATATCAACCTAATAGTATAATTTTAATATAAATACAAACTAATTGATAAAAAGACGATTTTTACTTTATTTAAAGTAAAAAATCATCTAATGTTTTTATTATTTTATTTTCGAATAGTTGTGGTTTTTTTTCAATCACATAAAATTCATTAAAATTTTTATCATCATGTCTTTTTGGAAATAAATATGCACCAGGGGTACTTGGTGTTGCCACCAAATCAAATCCAATTAATTCAAAATCATTTTGTACAATATTTTCACCATTTATTTCTTTTAAACTACCAACACCTCTACTAGATATACCCAATCTTATTTTATTTTGTAAATATAAAAGAATTTTATCACCAATAACAGAAACAATACCATATTTTAAAAAACCAGGACTTACTATTAATTTTATTGTTCCATATAATATATTTTCGTTTTCACCAGAACCCCACCACATTTTTGTTAATAAATGGGATATATTTTGTAAAGAAATTATGCTACTCTCAGGATGGTCTGCTTCTGAAACAGAACTATTGTTTTTTATTAATTCCTGATAAATTTCTACTTGTGGTACTAATACTTCTTTTGGATAAATCCTATCGTTTTTATTTTTAACTCCCCATTTTTGTAAAATACAATCAATTAAAATTGGTTCATTTGGGTTTATTTTAAAATCTTCATTTAGTATATTATTGTTTAATTCGTGTGTTATAAATCCTGCATCATTTTCAATTAATATACCAAAACCAATATCACCTTTTCGTAATATTCTGCTCATATTATATATTTTATATAAATAGTTAAAATTAATGATTTGATTTAATGATTATATTATCCATTCTTTGAATAATATTTTTATCTTCATTAAGAAATAAACAATATTTCATTTTTTTTATAATAAGATTTATTGATTCATTTACTTCTTTAAATCTTTCTATTTTTTTCAAATCATTTTTTATTTTATAATTATCCATTTATTTTTTCAATTATTTGGTCTAATTTTTTTAAAATTTCCTCATTACCAACCTTATCCATTTTATCGTATAAATCTAACACTATTGAAATACCATTTAAAACATGAAGTGTTTCTTTTTCTGATTCAAACCATTGTCGATTTCTTTCATCTTCACGTTTTAACATTTCAATTCTTATGTTTTCTAACGTAATTGATTGTTCTTTTCTAATTATATCTATTTTTGCAATATGTTGTTGTTGTAATTGTTTATTTTCTTTTATTTTTTCTTGTAATTTTAAATATAAGAAAACTAACATAGTGATTATAAAAATCATCAAACCACCAAATAGATAAAAAAACATATCATTATACCAATATATACCGTTTTGATTCAACTTTCTATTTTTAATAATAAATAGTTAAAACCCAATTAAAGTAAAATAAAAAAAAACAGTGTATTTATATTAAAATTTATTGAAAATGAGTGATGGTACTAGTAATGTCATTTTAATTGACCCCAATACTTTTAACATTAACAATAGAATTGTTAATAGTATTCCACAATATCAAAATATGTATATTTTTAATGATAAAATTGAAATTAATCAAGAAATTCCTGAAAATGAATATAGTATGGAAGAAAATATAAAAAACGATAATTTTTCAGAAATAGAATATATAGAAAATGAAACAATTGAAAAAGAAAATGAAATAATTGTCGAAAAACCAAAAAAATCCATTGCTGATTTAAGTAAATCTGAATATAGACAATATTTAAGAACAGGTATAATTCCAGAATAAAAAAAGAGAATTAAAACTATTTATAAAAAAAATAAATTTGAATTAATTAAATATATATGATATGGGTGATATGTTAATAAAAGTGCCAATGCAACACGAACCAAAAAGAAAAAATAGATATTTTGCTCATTTTGGTACTGATATTGGTATTGAAACTTGGGCAATTCGTAAATTTAAAAGACCTTCAATGAAAATAAATAAAATTGAAATACCATACATGAATGAACAGAATTATGTTGCGGGTAGATATACATGGGATTCGGTTAATGTTACTTTTCTTGACCCAATCGGTCCTTCTTCCTCACAAATTCTCATGGAATGGGTTCGTTTACATGCAGAATCCATAACTGGTCGTATGGGTTATGCTGCTGGTTATAAAAAAACCATAACATTAGAATCGTTAGACCCAACGGGTATTGCTATTGAAAAATGGACACTTGAAGATTGTCAAATTATTAGTATTGATTTTGGTGATAATGATTATAGTAGTGATGACCTAACTGAAATTTCATTAGAATTACAACCTTGGAGATGTATTCTTAATATGTAAATATTATTTATTCTTAAGTTTAAAAGCAATTATATTTAATTATATAATTGCTTTTTTTAATTAATAACAATATTTTTTTGAAGCATTGGTTCAAATTGTAGTTCTTCCAACATTCTAATTATTTCTGTTTTTTCTGCTGGTAATGCAGAATATCCATGAATATGATTAATTAAAACATTTCTAAATATTTCTAAAATTTCTAATAACACATCACCACGAACTAAAGGATGTGTATTATCAAATATTCTTTTTCTATCTTCAAATTTTAATTTTGTTGTTTTTAAATTTGGATTACCATCATGTGAAATTAAAGCAATTTTATCACTGGTCATGATAATATTACTTTGATATTCATCTTTTTTTTCTATATTTGGTTCAAAAACTAAACTAATTTGTGCTGGATTTTTTATGTTTAATTTTAAAGGATTATCATTTTCATGTTTTCCTGCACGTATATGAACTTCATTTAATCTTAATATAACATCAGTATTAACACGACCAATAATTGCAACATCTGTTTTTGTAGGGTAAATACCTTCAGCATCTGGATATGTAGATGGTGCTTTTTCAGGTGCTAATCCCATTTCTTTATCAATATTAGACCTTGCACTAAAAATATAATCACCACCAATTTTATGTGGTTGTGATATAATACTACCTAACCAAAATCTACCTTTTTGATTAAAACTAATATCTTCAATGAATACCCTAACCGTTTCATTAATTTTTGGATATACATGAAAAAATTTTGGTAATAAGGGATAACACCACGATAAATTTTCAGGATTATCTTTATCTATTTGACTATCTAAATCTGGAATATATACTTTAATTCTCATACCATCAGTCTTATCATCAATATCTAAAACAGTACCATAAAAAATTGTTCTTTGTGGTACTATTGTAGATGGTGATTTTCTTAATGGATTACTAGTATGTGTTATTTTATTTATATAACTATCTAACATATTATTATCTTTTATCTAATTCTTCGTGTATTAAACTATTTAATGTTTTTAAATCTTCTAAAATTTTTAAATTTTCGTTTATTTTATTTTGTAATTCTTCAACCGTCAATAAATCTTTAATAATTTCTTGTTTAAGTGATTCGTGTTCACTTCTAATATCATTACTATATTTTAGTAATTCTATTTGTGTATAATCTGTTAAATCCATATTTTTATTGTATTATACCATATCCTTTTGTTATCGTAATTGTTGAACCATATACTGAAACAGGACCTGCTGGTGATATTCCCGCAGCAGATAATGTTATTCCTGGTGGTATAGCAACACTAATAATTGCATCAGTTTGAAGTGCTTTAATTATTTCTTCAACTCTAATTTTTTCCATAATTTCATCAGGATTTGCATTGCCATTTGGTAATACACCAATTGGTAATCCTGCTTCACTTTTTCTTTTAATAATTTCATGTGCAATTTTACTTGCAGATAAACCACCACGTTGTGGAACACCAACCAAAATTAATGGTGTTGGTATTGGTGGTGGACTTCCAATTGATGATAATTTTAAAATTTTAGTAAAACCACCAATAATAGAATCAATATTGGTATAATCAATATTCATTATATTTATTTTAATGTTTTTAATTTTTTTACATTAACCCATTTCCAACCCAATATTAATCTTGTTAATATTTTTCTAACTAAATTAGGTTTAGAAGTTGTAGCCATTTGTGTACCATTAACATTACCATCAATTAAATACACACCAACTATTTGTTTATTAACTTTTTGGTCTATAATCATAATATTTTAGATTTTATTGTTGAAACTAATGACATAAGACTATTTTCCCAAGATTCTAATCTTTCTTTCATTCGTTCTTTTATTTCTGGTTTAATTAATTTAACTAAATATTTAACAACTAAAGCAAAAATAAATGCACCTACAATAAGCATAATTTCTTTTTTCATACAAAAAATAATTCTTTTCCATTTTTTTAAATCATCTTTTGCTTTTTCTAACATAACTTCACCATTATTAACAATAGCACTATATATTGCCATTAACATTCTTACTTGTGGTGCTGTTGTAACTGCTTCTAATAATTTAAGAATAATTGTTTTTATAAATTTAACAAAAAAACCGTCCTTAAAACTTCTTTTATCGGAATCATCAGAAGTATTTATGCTATTTTCCATTATATCACTAACAATATTACCAACTTCATTAGGATTTTTATTAGAATCATTTATATCCACCATCATTTTTTGTAATGATTCCATTGGTAATTCACCATAATATACTTCGTATTCAATTTCTTCAGGTATAAAACCTTGAACTATTTTACAATTAATATCATAAGTTACTAAACCATTAGAAATTTGTTCCGCTTCTAAATCTAAATCAGGATAATTTTCTATATTAACATCATATGGATTATCTTCATCATTTAAAACATTTTCTAATATTTTTTCAGTTAAAAGTTCATCTAAAACCTCTTCTTTTGTTTTATTTTGTGATTTAGATAATGTTCCAAATAATTTATCCATTGCATTGCCAACAATTTCATCTGAATTTATTATATTTGTATTATCAATAAAATTATTAAAATAATCACCAACATTTACATCTATAGGCTTTAATAAAAAACTATCATTATCAGGATTATAATTTACTAATGTATTGTGACAAGGAATATTTGAACTTGGATTATTAATGGCATTTCTTAACATTCTATCACCATTATTATTCGAATCACCATACAATAAATTTCCACCCTTTTCTTCATCTGTTGGCAATACTTTTAATTTTTTTTTACTATCGAGAGTTTTTACCTTAACATTTACATCAAATTCTGGTAATGAGTTATCGGCATTTGATTGAACAAATTGTTTTTTTAATCCACTTTTTAATTGAGATTCTGAATTATTTAATATATCAACAAGAAAAGAACCAATTAAAAATTTTAATGCTTCAGTTCCTGCAATTGCTTTTAATACATCCAACATAAATGAAATAGAATCTTTAGAATTATTAACAGAAGAATAACTATCTTTTACTTCTGGTTTATTTCCAGATTTAGAAGAAAATGCTTTAATGTCTGAAAAGACATTTCTTTTATTGTTAATTCTACTCATTACTTTCTTTTCTTTTACGTTCTATTTCTTTTGCAACAAATGATAATAATTCATTTCTTCTTGCATCAGTAACATCACCCTTTTCTTCATCATCAGAAGATGTTTTTTCGGTTTTTTTCTCAAAAACAACTTCTTTAAGATATTTAAGTAACATTATTTTTTGGTCTTGATTTTTTGCTTCAGCAGCAATAAGTTTAACAATTTGGTCACCAATAGCAGCAACTTCTCCATTGTCTTTTACTTTTAATTCCCATTTAGTAAATAATCTAGTGATTTTTGCTTTAATATTATGGGATTCATTATATATTTCTTGAAGTAGTTTATTAACACTTTCTTCATCAAATTTTAATTCTTTACGTTTAGGTCTTGCCATAATTATTAGTTTTAGTACATATAAATAGTAATAATTAAAATTTATTAATCATCATATATTTCTTTTTTTTCAAAAAAATAAATATCTTTAAATGGTTTTATTCCCATTCTTATTTCTTTTGTGTTTAATCCTGTTTGTTCTTTTAAAAATAATAGAATTTTATTTTTTGTAAATTTATTTGTTATTTTTTTATTATAATTACCTTCTGGTGTTTCTTCCATAAATAATTCTTGCCAATTTGATAAAATATTTATTATAGCATCCCCAACAATAATTTCATTTTTTTTTAAATTTTTATCGTTTTCTAATTTATTTTGAATTTTTTTTATAATATTATTAATTAATATTTCTAATTTATTAAGATAATCAATATCCATTTCATAAATATAGTCATTTTCTTTATTAATTTCTTCTATATATTCATCGTAGCATAAATTAACCATCTTATCGTTATATGTTTTTTTACTATGGTCTTTATAGTAATTACGAACAATTGTTTGACAATAACTATATGCTTTAGAACAGAAAATTCTATATTTAATATTTTCATTATTATTTTTTAACGAAAGTAATTTTTCATCAGCATTTTTTTTATATAAGAATCTATAACCATCACCCAATTTAATCCATTTTTCATCATGATAAAATTCAATAATATATGGTTTATATTTAACCATTTGGTCAATCATATGGCTAAGAGCATTTGATTCAATTTCTTCCATTTCATAATTACCAATATGTATTGGATATCTTCTTAATATTGACTGTATCATTTTTCTAAATGGTTCTATTAAAATCTCATTATAAATTCTATTTTTTTCTTCTTTAGAATTTGATTTAATATAATTTATAACAGCCCTTTCTTCTTTTTCACCAAAATATTGATTAGTTTCTTCTTTTTCCATTCAATAAAAAACATTAAAAATAATATGATATTTTCACATATTTTTCATATTCATTTTTTATTATATATTTATATTTAAATAAATTTATAAATAAAAATGTTTATTTTTCTTGAAGTTTACTTATATCAATTTCTCTATCTGTAGTGAAATTAGACTCTTTAAACGCAGTTTCAAACCAAAATTTTCGTTCATCCATTGGCATATTTTTTAAATATCCATCAAATAAACTACCTTCACGATTAATTAAATGTCTATATCCGATTTTTGGTATTGCAAATATTTTAGATGCATTATTTAATGCTCTAAGAATAAATTCATACATAAAAGTTAGTTTTATGTTTCTTTTATATCTACCCAAATTAATAAATTCAGATTTTTTTATTGCAGCACCACTTAATTTAAAATCAGTATATTGTTTTATTGAATTTAAATTCAAATATCCCAATTCACCATTTTCACCAACAAATTGTTGTGACCAAACCATTTCATTAGTTAATTTAATACCTTTATTTTCATTTGTTACTTCAATCATCATTATTAAAAAAATATCAATGTTGGGATATGCTTTTACATATTCATTAATATTTTTTAAATACGTTAACCCCAATTCGTCATCAAATTCAAGAACAGTAAAATAATCAGTATTAACACTATCAACAGCAAGATTTACCTGAGATTGATAATCAGTATTTCCATTATTTTTTATTAGTTTAAAATTATAATTAAAATATTTTTCTTTAATAAAATTATTAATTTCATTTTCTATTGTTGATGAATAAACAATTAAAACGTCTGGTTTTTCAACTTCTTGTTGATTTATAATTGATTCAATCGCTTTATTTAAATATGTTGAAATATTATCATTAAATTCATGTATTGGAATTATTATTGATGTACTATTCATTTTCTTTAGTATTTTCATTATTGTTATTTTTATTAGATTCTAATGCGGATTTAAATAAATTAATTCTTTCGTTTACATATCCACTATAAATCTCAACCAATTCTTTTTCAGAATTATCTTGATTGTATTTTGATGCAATCTTATCCATATTATCATAAATTTCTTTAGATATATTATCATCTAAAAATTTGACTAATGTATCTGCAATTAAAATTGGTAAATCATAATAATTATTAGTCCAAACGCCACAATTATCAATTGCTTTTATTGGTTTATCACCATCTTCACTTCTTTCAACCATATATTCAGGAATAATATCTGGTTTTAAACAAATAGGAACAACGCCTGATTTCATACATTCAAGAGGAAATGTACCAAAACTTGAGATTCTATCAATCCAAACAGCAGCAAAATTTTCACTCAATCTTTTTGCAAAATCAACCCTACGCATTTGTTGTGGTGGTTTACTTTTAGTTAACATTGGGTCAAAAGTAATCCAATTAAATTCAGGGTATTTAAGAAAAAACAATTTAACTAATTTACTAATTTCATTTGGATTTCTACCAATAATTGATACTACTGGTTTTTTTGGTCTTTCTGTTTTTTCAAAATAATCAGGAATTCCTATTGTATATGATTTAGTTTTATATTTTTTTCCAAAATATAATTCAATAAATTCCTCAAGTGTTTTTGAAGTAGTAATAATATTATTAATACCAAACATTTCCCAATTTATACCTGGTATTAAACTATTTAACATATAATCAATAGATTGTAAAAATCCTATTCTTAAACAAGGTAAATTTTTAGTATGTTCCATGATATTTGAATAAACTTCAGGAATTATCATAATATCTTCAGGACCGACACTTAATTTATTATTTTCATCCATTGATAAATGTTTAATATCGGTTAATTCACTCTCAATCCAATTAGGTTTTACATAATCATTTTTTTCTGTGAATATAATTACATCATATCCCATTCTTTTTACAACAGTGGCATGAAAATATAACTCATATATACTTGCTACTGGTGATTGTGATTCGGGTATACAAAAAATAAATTTAGATTTTTTATTTTCTAAATTATTTAAAGAAATTTTAATTTTTTCAAATTTTTCTTTTTCAACATCTTCAATTGATTTTTCAATATTTTTATCCATTTTCATTTTTTTTATATTTTATTATTTTTTCAAAATCCTTATTTTCTATTAATTCTGCTATTTGTAAAATTTCCATTGAATATGAATTAAACTTTTCATTATATGGTCTTTTTACTTTTATTAGTTTTTTAAACCAAGGTGTTCCTAATTTTAATATTTCTGGGTCTGTTGTTATTAAAATATCAATATTATTCCACATTTCAATAGATTTTTTTACAAATCGAATGTTTTCAAATCTACTTTTAATTTTACTTAAAAAGAATAATGTGGGTGGTATACTAAATCTATTTTCAACAGAAAATAATGTAAAATTAACAGTATCACAATATTTATCATAAAATTTATTAACATCAACATCCATATTTCTATACATCATCGGTGCTGAACCATGTATTTCAAATAAGTAATCTTCATACATGAATCTATTATAAACTTCTTTTGATGTTAATTTTATTTTATTCTCCTTTTTAAATAATAAAAAATCAGCAGGTGCTTCATTTTTATCATTCAATTGATATTCTAATGGACTTATATTTTCTGGAATATCTTCTGGCTCTTTAAGTTCTTTAATTATTTCTTCAACATCATTAAATTTATAATTATTAAAGAAATCATAAACATATTCCTGTTCTTTTGGAACACCATCTAAACCAAATTCTTCAACATAATACTTATCAAATTGTAACCATTTCGCCCTTAATATTTCATCAATATCAATTCCAACATTTTTTTTATTTATTTTCATTTTCTAATTCATTTATTTGATAATTAAGTAAATTATTTAATTTTTTCATCATTTCATTATGTTCTTTAATTAATGCTTCTTCAGTAACATATCTCGGATTAATACATTCAATTTTAGTATCAATTGTATTTGTTGGTATAACTATTATTTCACCTTCAAATCTTTCAGGTGTAATTTTTTTTGTAACTTTTTTTACAAAATCTTCAATATCTGCTAATCTAATATTAGCAACACCAACATAAATAACTAAAATCATATTACTCATTTTTAATTAATATTTTTCTATATATATAATACGTTTTTTTTATAAAAATCTTGAAATTTTTATAATTTTATTTTTTTGTAGTATTTATAAAAAAAATAATGGTTATTTATAAAAATTTATAAAAATGTCTGAAGAAAAAAATTTTTCTCAAAAAAAGGGTATTTCTGACCTTCTAAAAAAATATAGAAGTCAAAAAGATAATGTTGAAAATGAAAATACAAATCAAATCAACATTCCAAAACCACAAGAAAATACACCTAATTTACAACAATTTAATCATGAAGAATTTGAAAAAGCCATGTCTAAAGAAACCGACCCAGATTTAATTACAACTTATGAAATTGTTAAATTACCATCTAAAGGTTTATTTTATAAAAATGGTCTTTCTGAAATAAATGTCGAATATATGACATCAAAAGATGAAGATTTATTAACTACTTCATCATTAATTGAAAGTGGTGTTGTTTTAGACTTACTATTGAAAAGAAAAATAAAAACACCAAATGTTAATCCAGAAGATTTATTACCAGGTGACCGTAATGCAATTTTACTGTTTTTACGTATAACAAGTTATGGTTCTGATTATACTGTTCAAGTAACTGACCCAAGAACAGGTGTTCCATTTAAAACAACAGTTGATTTAACAAAACTTAAATATAAAAAAATTGAAGAAAAACCAAACGATAATGGTTTGTTTAGTGTTGATTTACCAATGCGTAAAAAAAATGTACTTTTTAAACTATTAACTGTTGGTGAAGATACAAGAATATATAAAACTGCTGAATCTTTAAAAGAAGCAAAAAATGAAGAATTTAGTCAGTATTCTACCATGAGATTAGTTGCAAGTATTGTATCAATAGATGGTAATACTAATAAAACATATATTAGTAAGTTTGTTGATGCAATGCCAGCATTGGATGCATACGCAATTCGTAAAAAAATGTTGGATGTTAGTCCTGATGTTGATATGGATTATGTCTTTACTGCTAAAGATGGATATACTTTCAATGCTAATTTAACAATTGGTTTAGATTTTTTTTTCCCAAGCATCTAGCGGAAGATTATAAAAAAATGGTAAATGAAGAAATTTATGTTCTTACTAAACACGCTAAATTTCAAAGCGAATATATTGAAAATATACCCGTTTATCGAAGAAGATATTTTTTATATCTGTTTGAAAAAGAAATGGAAGAATTAAAAAAACTACAAGAAAAAGAAATCAAAAAAAGACCAAGATTTTAAAATTTTGGTCTTTTTTTATTTATAATAATCGTAATTTAAAATTTTATTAAAATTTACCAATAACTATTTATAGTAAAATATTATCACTATGAGCAAAATGTCACCTGAAGAAGTTAGAAAAACATTTGAAGAATATCAAAAATTAAATAAAGAACTTCAAAAATCAAGAAAATCTTTAATTAATCTTGGTGATTATGAACGTGCTAGAGCAATTACTGTTGAAATTATTGCAAATAATGAAAAAATTGTAAATCAATTAAAAAATAATACTAAAGGTTTAACAGACGAACAATTAAAACAATACAATAAATTAATTGATATTCAAAAAGAATTAAATAACGAACTTGATAATGAATATAAAAGAAGAAAACATATTATAAGTTCATTAAAACATAGTTTTGATTTATTAGTAAGTGGTTATAAATATTTACAACAACAGGATAAAATCATAAAAAATACCATTCTTAATCTAGGAATGAGTGGGAACAAAGCAGAATTAATGCGAGGTTCTTTTGAAAGAAGTGCAATGTTTGTTGCTAGATTGGGTGGTAATCTTGAAGTTATTCAAACCATGATGACTGGATTTGCCGATGAAACAGGTAGGTCACGTGCATTAACATCAGATATGGTTAAGGATATTACTGTTATTGGTAAAGGTACTGGTCTTGGAATTGAACAGGCAACTAAACTTTCAGCACAATTTGAAGCAATTGGTATTAATACAAAAGGTGCTTTAGATTATGTTCAGGGTGTTGTTGATACTTCTGAAAGAATGGGTGTTAATACCACAAAAGTATTAAAAAATATTACTGATAATTTTAAAAAACTACAAACCTTCCATTTTCAACAGGGTGTTAGAGGTTTTAGAGAAATGGCAGAATATGCTGAAAAATTTAAAGTTGATATTTCCGATGCATTAAATTCTGCTGAAATTGCAAGAACACTTGAAGGGGCTATTGGTATGGTAGCAAATTTACAGGTAATGGGTGGTGAATTTGCTAAATTGGATATGTTTGAAACACTATATTTTGCACGTAATGACCCTGCTAAACTTCAAGCAAAAATTGGGGAAATGACAAAGGGTATTGTTACACTTCGTAAAAATAGTGAAGGTACTTTTGAAAAATTTATTAGTCCTGCTGACCGTGATAGGCTTGCTGCTGCTGGTAAAGCATTGGGTATTACTACGGATAAAATGACAGAAATGGCATTAAGAGCATTTGATATCGGAAAAATGTCACAGGAATTATCTGGTATGGGTTTAACAAATGAACAAAAACAACTAATTGAAGGTGCTGCATTTTTTAATCAACAAACTGGTAAATTTCAAGTTCAACTTGGTGAAGATATGAAAAATATCAGTGAATTAACAATACAACAGGCTAAATCTTTTGCACAAGAACAAAAACTATTAAAAGACCGTGCAAAAGAAGCAATGACTTTTGATGAAACATTTAAAGCAACAATAGAAATGTTAAAAGCAGGATTATTACCATTATTAAATAATATAAATAAAGCATTGTTATGGATAAGTAAGTATTCAGATAAATTATTTGAAGGAAAGGGTATTGTTATTGCTGCTACCACATTATTTGCTGGTGCTAAATTATTTTTTCTTTCTTCAAAACTTCTTAATAGAGCATTTGATAATTACATATCATATAATAAATTAAGTTTTAGAAATTTAGCAGCAACTAATTCTGGTGGTCTTTCTAGTCTTTTTAGTAAAAGTGTTGGTATTGGTGATTCATTAACACCAACAACAGGAAAAGGAAGTAGTGGTTTAGCAGATATGAGAAGGGGTATTGGTGCTGGTGCTGAAGCAGAGGGTAGGGGTATTGGTGCTGGTGCTGAAGCAAAGGGTAGGGGTATTGGTGCTGGTGCTGAAGCAAAGGGTATTGGAATGAAAAGACTTGGTACTGGTGCAGGTATTGGTGCTGCTGCTTTAGGAATTGGTGGCGGTGTTGCACTTGCTGCTGTTGGTATTAGTAAACTTGCCGATTCTATGAGCAAATTGGATGAAAAACAATTATCTGTTTTAAAAGGAATTGCCATGACATTAGCCATTTCGTTTCCTGCTGCTGCTCTTGGTATTGCTATTGCAGGTGCTGCTGGTGCACTTGCTGCTCCAGGATTATATGCACTTAGTGTTGCTGCTTTAGGAATAGGTGCTGCTGTTGGTATTGCTGCTGTTGGAATAGGAATTATGGCAAAAGGAATTGGTGAAATGATTGAAAAAAGTAAAGGTGCTGGTGATGCAATGCTTAGTGTTGGACTTGGTGTTAAGGCATTATCATTAGCAATGATGGGTTTTACAGCAGGTGCTTTAGGTTTGGGAGTATTTGCATTAACAATGAAAACAATAGCAAAACATGCCGATGCTGTTGAAAAGGTAGGTAATGCTTTTGGTAATATAAAAGCAGTAATGTCTGGAACAAAAGAAGATTTTGAAGCCGTTGAAAGTGCAGTTAAATTAATTTCAAGTGTGAATACAAATAAAGGTAGTGTATTTGCTGAACTTGCAGCATTATTAAAAACACCTTTAAAAGTAGAATTTGAAAAAAATACAATACCTATTCAAACTGATGTAACGCTTGAAGTTGATGGTGAAAAATTAATGAATAAATCATTTACGAATAGAATTGCTGTTCAAAAATCAAATGATGCTAAACTTGGTAAGGTAAATTAAAAAATAATTTAATAAAAATAAAAACAATAAAAATTTGCAAATGTCAAAAATTTTTTATAACTTTGCCAAGATTTTTATTTTCAATGTAAAAACAATAAAAAGGTAATATTTATTTATTTCAAATAAAAGTAAATAAAAATTCTATTCAAAATCTTTTTTCGTTTCTACGAAACAAAATCAAAGTTATAATGTTTATAATTAAATTCTACGAATTTAACAAAAAACTTAGATGAAGGGCATATTATATTCAAAAATTTAAAATTTTTTTCATTTAAAAAAATCTTACCATTATAATTCATAATTTAAAAATTAAAAATTATTAACACACCTCAATAAAGGAATTGGTTTAATTCAAAATTAAATTTTTCGAAAAAGAATATATTTTCCCAATGTAAAGATAATACATATAAAACAATTTAACAAGTATTTATTAAAAATATATAGGATTATATACCAATGGATATTAATTTACCTGAAAATAGTTCAAATTTAATAAGAAAAGATTATATTATTTATAATGATATAAATTATACTCTTGAAGAATTTCTTAATGTAATTTTAAATTTAAATAATTTTGACAATAAAAATAATATCCATTATGGTGATGGTGTTTATACTTTTGATGAATTTATAAATTTTATATTATATAGAAATCTTAAAGAAAATAGATATAGTTTTGATTTAGATTATAAAGATTATGCTACATCAAGTGCTGGAAATTTATTTAGATTTAATAATGATACTAAATTAGGTAATTTTGGAAATGCACTTCTTGATGTTATACCTCAATATAATTCATTAAATTTATCAAATACTTTAATTGGTCGTGGAATTGATTTTGGATTATTTGGTAACATAACACCATTGGAAAGTATTGGTAGTGTTATGTTAGGTAAACAAATGACATTTAATGCTGTATCACAAGCAGCACGTACTACTGCCGATTATCTACCAAGTATTAATATTCAAAATTTATTTACGAATGAACCAATTTTTAGTAAACCTGCTGATTATAGTATTACTAAATTAAATATTACTGGTTTTGATTTTGTTGATAATTTATTATCACCATCATTTTATAAATCACAACGTATTGATAGTAATTATGAACATATTATAAACGAAAATGAAATTGTTGATTATACAGGTAAAGGTCAATTAAATGAATTGTTTAGACAACTAAATTTTAATTTTTATAAATTTAATTCGTTATATGAATATCGTGTTAAATATAATATAAAAGGACAAAAAGATTTAATTGATGAATTGAAAGGAAAAAGATTTGATTTTTTTTATAATCCATATTCAATATTATATGGTTCTGATATGATTAAAACATATTCAGATAAATTACCTGAAACATATGCTGGTGCAGAAGAATATGTTTCAGATATTCATGATATATCATTTTTTTATGGTAAAACAACTAATCAAGAGTTAACAGAAATTCCTAAAGATTTTATAACTAATTATGATTCTGAAGATGATATTCAAAATAACTTAATTTGGGGTAAGGATGGTGTTGGACAAATTGTACATTTTAATTTAGATAATTCAAGGGATAAATATACAAAAGAATTAATTAATAATAATATTGAAAATTTCAAAATTAAAAGAGGTTTACTTGAATATACTAAAAATTTATTAAACGTATCATCTGGTTTTTATGTTGATATGACCAAAAAAATATATAGAGATTTAAATAAAAGAATATATGGATTTAATGGTTCTCCTGTATGGGAAAAAGAATTAACAAAATATTCATCAAAAAATTTTAAAGGTAGAAAAGAAGGTATTCGTCAGCATAATGCATTGGATAAATATGATAAATTTGTAAAGGCAATTAGGTTTGATGGTAATATAGCATATAATAAGAGTGGTAATAATAAAGATTCTGTAATATATAATTCAGTAATGCCAAAAATACATCCAATTAGAGATGATAAAGGAAATGTTGATAATAAAAACATGATGTTTAGCATTGAAAATCTTGCTGTTACTGCTGTTAAGGATGAATTAAATAATATTGGTTATATTGATGATGAAGATGGTTCTCAAATACCGATAAGTGAGGTAGGACCGTTCAACGGTCGTATTATGTGGTTTCCACCATACGGAATTGAACTTAATGAAACTTCAACAGCAAAATTTGACTCTACTGTTATGGTGGGTAGAAATGAACCAATATATACATATATGAATTCAGAAAGAAGTGCAACACTTTCTTTTGTTCTCCTTATTGACCATCCACCTCATTTAATTAACTATATGGGTGAAGAAGAATATAAAAAGAAAATTGCTAATTTCTTTGCTTTTGGGGGTGATGATTATTATGAAGATAGTGTTAGTATTAGTGATTTAACAAAAAGAATTGAAGATATAAAACAAGAAATAGATAATATAAAAAAAGATAATTTAATTAATTCTGGTGAAATAGTTGCTGATGGATTAAATTTAGAAAATTTACCTTCAATTTATTTTCCAAATGATTATCCAAAAGAAGGTGGGGTTTCAAATGTTATTGATTATATATATAATAATAAATATGAAATAAGTAATAAAAATTCTACAATAGAGGGTGATGAAGGTAGTTCAGGATTAAATGACAATATATATGTTTTAAGTGCAGATACATCACAATATAATGCAATTAATGAAAATTGTTTATTGAATAAGACATTAAAAGAAGTTTATGTTGATAATAATAATAAAAAGGTTATTGGTATTAAACTTGAAGGTTATGCATCAAGACATGGTGATAATATAGTTGGTTATAATACAATTTTGGTTGAAAGAAGACTTGAAGCAGCAAAAATTTTTATTTTAAAAAGATTAAATGCATTATTTCCTAATAATGATTTTGTTGATGAAGATATTTTTATTGAAATAGTAAATAAAGGTTCTAATTATAGTGATGATGTAGATGATAAAAATATTAATGAAGTAAAAGGTGATAGAAGGGTTGAATTAAGTTTTGTTCATAATGGAAAAACAATATCTGAAGATGGTACTGTTAGTGACAATCAATATGAATTAGAAATAAAAGAATTAGAAAAAGAATTAGAAAATTTATATACAACATTATATAGAGCAAGAAATAGAAAGGATAATATATTTACAGAAAGAACAAAAGAAGATAAAGCGATTTTTGATAATTTTGAATCAATAAAAACGAATCATTATAAACCCATGTATCATTCTCAAACACCAGAGGATTTTCATAAAAGATTAACGTTTTTACAGCAATGTACTAGACAAGGTTCTTCAGTTAGAAATAGAAATATAAAAGATAAAGATAATTTAACATCAAAAAATTCAGTTTTTGGTAAGCAACCAATATGTATTTTAAGGGTTGGTGATTTCTTTTATACAAAGGTAATTATTAATAATGTTACTGTTGATTACAACGATACAACATGGGATATGAATCCTGAAGGATTTGGTATGCAACCAATGATTGCAAAGGTTACATTACAAATGAATGTATTGGGTGGTCAATCACTGTCAGGACCTATCGATGCACTTCAAAATGCTGTATCGTATAACTATTATGCCAATTCAACTTTTACTAATACAGGGATTTATAAAAAGGCAAGTAGAATTGCAAGGGAACAACAAGCATATTTTAAAGAAATAAAAAAGGATATTATTGATAATATGAAAAGTAGATATAACGAATTAAAAACAAATAATAATTTATCATAAATTTTATTATTATGCCAAAATTAGATTATAATAGATATGCCATATTAAAAAAGCCTGATGGTTCAATTGAACCCATGCCTTTTGTTGATTTACCTGTTAATACTAGTGATAAGTATATTTTTTGGAGTAGTGGTAGTGATAGGTTAGATAAATTATCACAAAAATATTATAATAATCCTTTTTACGATTTTTTAATATTATATGCCAATAATGAATATACAAATGAATTTGATATTCCTGATAATGCATTGATTAGAATACCATTCCCATTAGAGAGGGCAATTTATGATTATGAATTAATTTTAAAAAATCATATGCAACAATTTATTTGATAATTTAATTTATTTATATTAATATTGCAAAATATTAAATTTTTTATAAATGAAAAATAATATTGTTGTTGTTTTTTCATCCCATTTATCTGAAGAAGAAAATCAGAAATTTATTAAACATATTAACAATACCATTGGTAAAGTTAAACATGATGTAATTTGCTATTCAAATTTTAATCAGTATAGTCTTACTGAAATTTATAATAAAGCGATTAAAGAACATTATAAAAAGGATTCTATATTTGTTGTTTGTCATAATGATATTATTATAGGTACGAGAGATTGGGGTAAATTATTGCTTTTTAAATTTAATCAAACAAATTTTGATATTATTGGTGTTGCAGGTAGTACCTATTTACCTGAATCCTGTGTATGGTGGGAAGATAGAACAAAAATGGTTGGTATTGTTGACCATACGGATGGATATTCTATTTGGACAAGTGAATATTCTAAAGAAAAAAAGGGTGTGATTACACCAGTTGTTTTGGTTGATGGTCTTTTTATTTCTTTTAATCCCGATACGATTGTACATAGATTTGATGAAGAATTTAAAGGGTTTCATCTTTATGATTTATCATTTTGTATTCCAAATTGGCTTGATGGTTGTAATATTGGTGTAACAACAGATATTAGAATATTACATAAATCAATTGGTGAAACAAATCAACAATGGGATGAAAATAGAAAACAATTAGCGGAAAAATATTATGATGAATTACCAATAACAATATTACCAGAATATAATGATTTAATTGTTAATTTATTAACAGAGCCAAAAGTAACAGTAATTATTCCAACAAAAAATAATTTAAAGTATATTAAAAATAATATTTATTCTTGGAATAATGTTGTTAATTATGATAATTATGAAATAATTATTGCTGATACGGGTAGTGATGAAAGTGTAATTAAGGAATATGATTCATTTCTTTCAAATAAAATTAAATTAATAAAATATAATTATTATAATTTTGCTAAAATAAATAATGATGTAGTAAAAAATCATACATCTAATGATACAGAATTAATACTATTTTGTAATGATGATATAAAATTATTAAATGATAGTCTTAGTAGATGTATTGAAATTTATAATCAAAATAAAGATACTGTTGGTACTATTGGTATTAGATTACATTATGGGGATGGTAGTATTCAACATAATGGGATTTTAATGTATAAAGAAAATAATATTTTAAGACTTACACATAAAGATATTAGAAAAACTGAAAATTATTTTACTGGTATTAATTACGATTCATTGGGAAATACTGGTGGGTTTATGTTAATTAAAAAAGATTTATTTTTAAAATATGGTGGGTTTAATGAAAACTATATTGAATGTTTGGAAGATGTTGAATTAAATATTAAATGTAAATACGATGGATTAAAAAATATTACAGTTAGTGATGCTGTTGCAATTCATTATGAATCTATAAGTAGAAATAAAATTTTGGGTGGTAATGAAAGATTTATGGTTGATTATAATAGATTGATGAATTTTGTAAACGATTTTGAAAATAAAGAAAGAGAAATTAAAAGAAATAAAGAAAATAAAAATCCAATTATTAATATTATAACAAGAACACACGATAGACCTAAACATTTTAAAATATGTAGAGATTCAATTTTAAATCAAACATATAAAAATATTAATCATATTGTTGGTAGTGATATTGATTGTGATTATTGTGATGATTATATTAAATTAGAATTACAAGAAGTTCAACCAAAACCAGATAATTTGGCATCATATCCTGCACCTTGGAATTTACACATAAATGTTTTACATAACTATGTAAAAGAAGGTTGGATTATGTATTTAGATGATGATGATATGTTTATTAATGAAAATTCTTTAAGTATAATAGTGAATCATATTGAAAATGAAGATGAATTATTGCTTTGGAGAGTAAACATTAATGGAAGAATAGTTCCAGATGATAATGGTTTTGGAAAAATTATTGCAGGGAATATATCTGGTATTGGTTTTATGTTTCATTCGAAATATTTACCAATTGATTGGGTGTCTTGGAATTTTGGTGATTATAGGGCTATTAAACAATTAGAAAATAAAAAATTAAAACAGAAATGGATTAACCAAGTGTTAACAAAAACACAAGGTGTTCCAAATTTAGGAAAAAAACCAAATGATTATGAATAGTAAAGTAGATATTTACATTGCATCATTATGGCGACAAGGTCATGCCGTTGTTGCAATTAATTCGCTAAGAAGTCAACCAGAATTTGGTACAGCAACAATTACGTGTAATAATTGGACTGATGAGCAATGGGAATATATTAATAAAGAATTGGGCGATGATATGCGAATTAAATTATATAGGGGTAATAATGAAAAGGGTAGTAATGAAAAATTAAAATATATTGCTCATGGTAATAATTATTATATTGCGTTGGCTGATGATGATTTAATATATCCACACGATTATTTAGGTAAATTAATTAATGGTTGTGAGAAATATAATGCACATGTTTCATTACATGGTGTTGTATTATTGAAAGGTATTATTAATAGTTATTATAGAGATAGAATTGTTTATAGGGCGTTAGGTACTGTTTTATTGGATCAAGAAGTCGATATTGTTAGTAATTGTGGTAGTTTATTTAAACGTAATTTTTATAATGATTTAGATAAATGGTATGATTACTGTGGTAATGTATCAATGGATGATTTATATGTTAATTATTTTGCGAAAAAAAATGGGATAAAACGGTATGTTTTGTCACATGTTGAAGGGTATTTAAAACACAAAAAACAATATCCTGAAGATAATTATGTTTTTGATAAACACAAAAACGATGATAGTGTGCAAACTAATTTTATTAATAACGTATTTTTAAAGGTGTGATTGATAATAATAGTACTGATGGTACAACACAATGGTTAAAATCTATTGTAGTTGATGGATATTATAAAATAAAGCCAATTTTTTTAGATTATAATTCAGGTGATTTTGGTGGGACTAAATTGGGTTATGAAAATTTGGATGATGATTGTGTTTATACTATGCAATGGGATAATGATCGTCCACCAATAACAGAAAATTTTTTGGATAAAATTGTGAATATAATGGATGCCTTTCGAAATATTGGTCAATTAATGTTAAAAAGAACGGGTGTTGGTAATATAATTCAACCAATAAATATTCAAGAATATAATGGTGTTTTTTTTGGTGATGTTAATACGGTAACTTGTGTTAATATACAGAGAAGAAAAGTAATTGATGATATTAATTATTGGGTTTGTGATGAATCTGTTTATTGGGATTTTATGATAAATCAAGAAATGCTTAAACGTGGTTATCAATTAAAAAAGTGTTTAAATGTAATTGTGTCGCATATTGATGTGTTTCCAGAATTAAATTTTAATTTACAAAAATTAAAATTTCCAAATTATTTTAATAATAAAAGTAAGATTAACTACACCGAGATTGATTATAATTGTGATAATAATGAGAAAAAATAAAAACAATATTAAGAGAATAATAAAAAAAAGGATTAATATTATTAATTCTAATAATATTTTTATTGAAAATAATATTAATGACAATAAAATATATATTAACCAAAAAAACATTAATGATAATTTAATAGTCAATGATGTTGATGTTAACAATATTAGTAATACATATGATTATGCTTATATTTTTAATAACAAAAAACATAATACAGAATTAAAAACATTGGTGTTAATCTCAAATTATATGAGAATTGACATGTTGACTATGATATTAAATGAAATAAAAGAATATAATAATATTGATTATTATATATTTGATGATAGGTCAGATTATGTTTTGGATGATAATCGTTTTATTGTGAATAGTGAGCATAGAGGTAAACATCAATATTGGAAAACATTTGATGAGATGTTTAAAATGTGTGAAAAATCGAATTATGATGTGTATTGTTTCATTCCAAATGATTTTTTAAATATTAATTTTAGTAGAATATTTAAATACGCATCATTATTGTCAGAGTATTATTATGTTTTTAATATTATTAATGATGGTAGGTTAGAATCGTGGACAGGAAAAAAATCATATAAAATTTCAGATGATATTTATATATCATTTTTTACTGATTGTGGTTTTTTTACAAATAGAAAAACATTAGAAAAATTAAAATTTACAATATTTCCAATAAAAAAAAAAATGATAAAATGAGTTCAGGTGTTGGTAGACAATTGTCAATAAGATTGCGTGATTTAAAAATACCAATATTTACACCTATTAAAAGTTTTGCATATCATGGTGACCATGAATCATTAATGAATCCTGAAGTTAGAAAAATTCATAAAATAATTTCATTATAAAAAGAATGAATATGAAAAATAATGTTGTTATAAAAAATTTTAAATATGATAATTTTCAATATTCATTTAAAGGAGTTGAAAATGAACATATTTTTAAACAAATACCTTGGTATGAACAAGAATTATTAGAATATATTAGTAATTTAAATTTAAATGGTGTTTATGTTGATGTTGGTGGTAATATAGGAAATCATTCATTATTTTTTGCCAATCATTGTAATTCAACAAAATTATATATATTTGAACCAGAAAATTTTTGTTTTAACATTTTAAATGAGAATTTATCAAAAAATTCAAAAAAACAATATGTTTTAAGAAATATTGCTTTATGGAACAAAAAAGATGAATTAAATTTAATTAAATATGAAACATATCAAAATACTGGAATATCGAAAGTAATTGAAAAAAATAAAAACAATGACAATTTATTATTTATAAAACGGAGCGTAAAACCCACAAATCTTTAGTTTGTGGGATGTAAGCGACTAGCCCTGATTGAGAATATACTCACGAATGGTATCAGGAGAAGCCTCACCAATTGAGCAAACGAAATAACCATCTGACCAAAAAGTGTGTTCTTTCCAAAAATGTTTAAATAAGAATGACCTGTGAGATGAACGCCAAATGTGATAGGCAGATTCTTGTTTTAACTTACGAACTATTGAAGTAATGGATAAACTAGGAATGTAGCGAATAAGAAAGTGAATGTGGTCTAAATCAGATTCAAAGACTTCAATTTCAAAATCTGAATTAGAAGTAATGTTTAAAAGAATAGAACGCATATCATCTTTTAACTGACCAACAAGCAACTTTTTACGGTACTTGCAGACAAAAATAAGATGGCACTTGAGATAATGCTTTGAACGATTTGTAGAAATGTACTGTGATTTTTTAGACATAACGAAGCAAGTTTTTGTGAAAGTTTTTACCCAAAGACGGAACTTTTACAAAACTTGCGTATTTAGTATAAATATAGTATATTTGTAAACGTGAAAACAATATATAGGACATATCGCTTTGAATTAAGACCGACACAAGACCAAAAAGTGTTGCTGGATAAACACTTCGGGTGTGTTAGGTTCGTGTACAATTACTTTCTGAATGAGCGTAAAGAACAGTATCAGGCAAACAAGAAGTCTGACAACTATTATGTTCAAGCAAAAACTTTGACTGAATTAAAAAAGCAAGAGGAAACTGCTTGGCTTAAAGAAGTAAACAGCCAAACCCTGCAATTTGCTTTAAGGTCTTTGGATACTGCATTCCTTAACTTCTTTCGTGGCAATGCCAAGTTTCCAAGATTTAAGTCTAAGAAAAGAAGGAATAGTTTCACCGTACCACAACACACAAAATTAGAAGGTAGTAAAATTCACGTACCTAAATTCAAAGAAGGGATTAAATGTATTGTTCACCGTGAAATAAGGGGCGATGTTGGCAAAATGACCTTTACTAAAACACCGACTGGAAGATACTATGTTTCAATTTTAACCGAAGAACAATATCAACCAAAAGAAAAAACTGGTGCTGTATGTGGTGTGGATTTAGGTTTGAAAGATTTTGCCATTACTTCTGACGGCATCAAATTCAAGAATAACAGATATACCAAGAAATATGAAAGAGATTTAGCGAAAGCACAAAAACATCTTTCTCGTAAGCAAAAAGGTAGCAATTCGTTTGAAAGACAAAAACGAAAAGTTGCCAAAATACACGAGAAAATATCCAACACAAGACAAGATGTATTGCATAAGGTATCGCATCAACTTGTTTCTGATTATGACATAATTGCTTTGGAAGACCTTAATGTAAAGGGAATGATGAGCAATAGAAAATTATCAAAACACATTGCAGATGCAAGTTGGGGTACATTTGTGAGATTCTTGGAGTACAAAGCAGATTGGAACGATAAACAAGTTGTTAAAATCAATCGCTTTTACCCCTCAAGCAAAACTTGTAATGTGTGTGGATGGATAAATCAAGATTTAAATCTTTCGGTTCGTGAATGGACTTGCAAAAATGGACATAAATTAGACCGTGATTTAAATGCAGCAAAGGTCATTCTGAAAGAAGGATTGAAAATAATATCGGGTGGGACGCTCGATAACACGGATGGAGATGGTGTAAGAAGTAGTAATACTCAACTATCTGCGAAGTCCGAAGCCCATTTGTCTTTAGCAAATGGGTAGTTCACAATTTCAAATACATTGGATGATGAAATTTCATTAAATGAAAATGTTGTGTTGATTAAAATAGATACTGAAGGTGCTGAAAGAAAAATACTTGATGGTGGTATAAATTTAATAAAAAACAAATTACCTGTTATTATTTGTGAAGCAGCAACAAGTGAAGAATTTAAAGAAATTGATGATTTTTTAAAACCTTTGGGATATAAAACACCCACAAGAAGATTTAATGCAACACCAACATATATTTGGGTTTGTTAAACTATATTTATTATGTAAAAAAATAATATTATGGATAAAGTATTAGTTATTGGTGATAGTTGTATTGATGAATTTCAATATGGTGTTTGTGAAAGAATTAGTCCTGAAGCACCAGTGCCTATTTTTAAGAGTTTGTATGGTGTTCAATCTAGTGGTATGGCAAGTAATGTTAAAAATAATTTAGAAGGTTTAGGTATTTCGTGTGATATAATTACAAATACTATGGTAAAACCACATAAATTAAGATTTGTTGATAAAAAAACAAATCAAATGTTACTTAGGGTTGATGGTTATGATAGGATTGTTGAAAAAGCAGAAGAATATTTAGTTAATATTAATTTTAATGATTATGATGCTATTGTAATTTCAGATTATGATAAAGGTTTTCTTACTGAAAATACTATAACAAATATAACAAATAAACACAAATTAGTTTTTTTAGATAGCAAAAAAAAGTTTGGAAAATGGGCAGATGGTATAGAATTCATAAAAGTTAATGAAAATGAGTTTAATAATAATTCAAAGTATTTAATTGATGATTTTAAGGGTGAATTAATTATTACCTTGGGGGATGAAGGTGCTAGACATAATGATGTTTTATATCATGTTGAACAACAATATGCTATTATTAATTTAGCGGGTGCTGGTGATACTTTTTTTGCAGGTTTTGTGGCAAATTATTTAGAATTTGGAAATATTCCAAAAGCAATTAATTTTGCAAATAAATGTGCTTCTTGGGTTGTTTCCCAAAAAGGTGTTGGTGTTATAAATAAAAGTAATATATGATAAAAATTTTAAACATAAATGATTTGGATTTTGAATCTATTGTTGAGAAAAAATGGGGTCGTGAAATAATACTACATAATGATGAAAATTATTGTGGTAAAATACTTCAATTTAAATCTGGTTCTAAATTTAGTATGCATTACCATTTAAAAAAAGAAGAAACCTTTTATGTAAATAAAGGAAAATTAATATTAAATTATATTGATACTAATGATGCTACTGAATATTCAAGAGAACTTAATATTGGTGATGTTATTCATATTGAACAGGGTGACCCACATCAAATAATAGCATTGGAAGATAGTGAAATTATTGAAATATCAACACAACATTTTGATTTTGATAGTTATAGAATAAGAAAGGGTGATAGTCAATCATGATAATTTATGTAGATATTGATAATACAATATGTTATACGAATGGAAATGATTATGTTAATTCAATACCAAATTTTGAAAACATCAAAAAGGTAAATAAACTATATGATGATGGTAATATAATAATATATTGGACAGGAAGGGGTATGAAAAGTGGTTTAGATTGGACTAATTTAACAAAAAAACAACTATCTGATTGGGGTTGTAAATATAATGAATTAATAATGAATAATAAACCAGCCTTTGATTTATTAATAGATGATAAGGCAATAAAAATTGATGAATTATGAGAGTTTGGGTAAATGGTTGTTTTGATATTCTTCATAGTGGTCATATTGATTTATTGTGGTTTGCAAAAAGATATGGTGTTACTAAAAAGAAACAAAATAAATTAAATAAACTATTTGTTGGTTTAGATAGTGATGAACGTATAAAAGAATTAAAAGGGGATAATCGTCCAATAAATGATTTAGAAACAAGAGTTAAAATAATGTCAAGTTTAAATATGGTTGATGTTGTTGCTATATTTAATACGGATGATGAATTAAAAAATTATATAAAGAACTTAAAAATTGATTGTATGGTTGTTGGTGATGAATATAAAAATAAAACAGTTATTGGTTCTGAGTATTCAAAATATGGTGTTGTTTATTATCCAAAAACAAACGGAAAATCAACAACCGATATTATTAATAAAATAAAGAAATTATGATTGTAATTACTGGTGGTGATGGTTTTATTGGTAGAAATTTAGTGTTTGAATTTTCTATAACGAATAATAAATTACCAATTAAAATTCTTGATACTAAAAGAGAAAGTTTAAATGATATTTATATTTGGTTAACAAATAATGCTAGTAGTATTAAAACTATTATTCATTTGGGTGCAATTACAGATACTACATTAGAAAATAGTGAACTTTTTTATGAATATAATTTAGGTATGTCTATGTTTATTTGGAAACTATGTTCTAAATATGATATAACATTAATTTATGCTAGTTCTGCTGCAACGTATGGTGATGGTAGTTATGGTTTTGATGATAAATCGGATATTTGGAAATTAAAACCATTGAATTTATATGGTTGGTCAAAACATAATTTTGATTTATGGTCACAATTAGAACATAAATCACCTAAGAATTGGTATGGTTTGAAGTTTTTTAATGTGTATGGTAAATTTGAAGAATATAAACTTAGAATGTCTTCAATGATATATCAAATATATAATCAAATTATTGATAATGGGTATGTAAAATTATTTAAATCAAACACATTTAATATTTTGGATGGTGAACAGAAAAGAGATTTTATTCATATTGATGATGTTGTAAATGTTATAATATTTTTAATAAATAGATTACCAAAATCAGGTATTTATAATGTTGGAACAGGAATTGCAAGGTCGTTTAATGATATTGCTAATATTATTTTTCACAATTTAGGAATACCACCTAATATTAAGTATATTGATATTCCAGATAGTATATCAGATAAATATCAAAATTTTACAGAAGCAAAAATTGATAAATTAAAAGAAATTGGTTATTCTATTAAATTTAAGAGTTTAGAATATGGAATTAGTGAATATTTAAAATATTTAAATTATTTAAAAAAATGGTAAAGATTGGTAATATTATTTATGAAGATGAATTGGTAAATCATATTATGGTTGATTATGTTAACTACATAAAAGAACCAATTGAATATTCAATTATTGATAAATCTTTACCAACATTATACGTTGGATGGAATTTTATGAAATCAACAAATCAAGATAATGAAATTATACAAAATGCCGATATTCTAAAAAAGAAAATAATAACCAATGAACTGTATTGGGAATTTTCTTTTAATGAGAATAAATCATCACACATTAAAGGTATTGAGAAATTTATAAATTTATTACCAGAATTTTATTTTTCACCAAAATATATGTATGTTGATTTAGACCCTGTTTTTTTCCATTTAAGAAATGTTGAAGATTTAATGGATGTATTACCAAAAACAATAGATTTGTTTTATCAGTATAAAGATGAAATAATTTATGTATTATTTGATAATAAAATATGGGGTATTAATTTAAATATTTATAAGTTTTTTCAATTTGATGTTGAATTATTAAATACTTCTATTTCTAATAGATGTTATAAGTATGGTTATTATGATGTTGATGGTGAAATTTATAATAAATATAAAAAACTACTTCCTGATTTTACCAAATTAAAAAGATATATAGTTACAATATTATCAAAATGAATGTTAAGTAGTATTTATAATAAATAAATTATAATTGCTATGGAAAATAAAATTGATAAAGTAATTGACGATTTTATTGATAATGAAAATCAAGAAACCCAAAATAAAGAATTTAATAAAAGGGTTATAAAAAAAAGTGATAATTCTATTATTGAACGTCTTGATAAAATCATTATTGCAGAAAATGGTAAACAATTACTAAGAGAGGTTTATTAATAACATTCATATGAAAAAAAATATTAGTTTAAATCCAATAGATAAGCATTTGGATAGAATAAAATATGTTGTAGATTATAAAATTAACGAATCTGCTAGATATATACCAATTAGTAATTTAGATGAATTTGACGAAATTCCAAATACTAATGAAGCGGATGATGTTGTAAATGATGATAATTTAGAAAAAAAACCAAAAATTAATAATCCTGAAAAACAAGAGGATGATACTGGTGGAGTTCCAGCAGAAACGCCAATACCTTCATTTGATGCAGAAAATCCCAATGAAAATCCAAATAATGAATTAAATAATGAACCTGTAAATGAACCTCAAGAAAATGTTGATAATATTCAAAATGATATTATTAGACATAATATTGAAGCCATGAAAACTATTCATAGTGAATTGGAAAATCTTAACAATATGGTTCAATCGTTAAATTCAAAATTGGATGTTTTAAATTCTGATGTGGAAGAAGTTCGTGAACCATCAACCGTTGAAAAATTAACATCAAGAAAAAATGTTAGTTATCCATATTATTTTAATTTAAACGATATGTGGAGTAATAATTGGTTTAATAATAAATATAATACTGGTGATAATATGGAAAATGGTGTTAGAGAATTACCTGATGGTACTTTTATTGCAGATTTTGATGATTTACCACAAAAATCAAGAATTGATATAAAAAATAGTTTTACTGAAATTGATTAGTGATGGTGTTAAAAGGAAATCAACATAGTAAAGAAAGATTTTTTGATTTATTTAAAAAAGTTAATTATATTAATGAATCTAAATTATCACCAGAAAAAAAAATGAAAATCCTTAATGATTTTGTGAATTTTGTTGGAAATAAATTGGATATTATGGATAATTTACCAAATATAAAAATATCTAATGATGATTTTGCAGCAAAAAAAATGAAATCATTTGGTAAATATACACCAGATTTAAAAGAAATTGTTGTTGTAATGGTAAATAGAAATTTGGCAGATGTTTTAAGAACATTAGCACATGAAATAGTCCATCATAAACAGAATTTAGAAAATAAATTAGATGTTAATTCAAATGATGATGGTAGTGATATTGAAAATGAAGCCAATGCATTAGCAGCAGTTTTTATGAGAGAATATGGTAAAAATAATCCTATAATATTTGAATAATTATGAGAGTTTTTAGTCCAATTGGTAGTAAAGAAAGATTATTTGAAATGCTTCAAAGAGTAAATAAAATTACTTTAAATGAGGAAAATATAATAAATAATCCAATAGAAAATTTAAAAATAGTATTCAATCAACTACTTAATGATGAAATTGAAATTAAAAGAATAACAAATGATATTGAATCAAATGAATGTTATACAACAATTGATTGTTTAGGTGAAAATAATAGAGAAATTAATTTTGTTTTCAAAAGTGAATTTATTGAAAGGGAAACTGATGGTGTAATTGAAATTGAAGATTCAAAATTAATTAATTTTTTTATGGGCAATGATGGTGATTCATTAAACATTGATGAAAACACACTAAAAGAATTTAATGATGATTATAATACAGAAATTATTGATTTTATTTCTAATTATATTAATTTTGAAGATGATATGAAATCAAAGGTTGATGATTTGGATGAAGTTATTAAATTAATTGATAATATTCCATATAAAAGAAGTACAGAAGAATTACAAAATCATAAATCCTATGTTGATGAAAAACCAACAAATCCGAATCTTAGAGTAAACTCACCCGAATTAAATTCATATGTTACTGAAAATAATGATGATTTTGATGATGATTTTAATTATGATGATTTAGATGATGAAGATTTGGATGATGGATTAGATTATGATGATAATTTTGGAAATAATTTAAATAATGATATTGATTTTGATGATGATTCCAATTTAGTAAATAAATATAGTGATAAGGATGCAATGAAGTATAAAGATTTAGAAAATGATTATGATGATGAAAACATATCTAATTTAGATTATGAAAATATGGAAAGTTCATCAGAAGATGATGAATTATATAATAAAGCATTTGATAATTTAATGATGAAAAATAAAACACAAAAAAATCCAAATTATTTTCCGTCAAAATCTGAAGTTGAAAGAGAAGTAAATAGAATTTCTAATTTAAATAAAGAACCCGAAAAAAGAAAAAAAGGAATGAGAATGGCTAAAAATAAAACACGTGTATATCCATCATGGGCTGATAATTATTTAAGTGAAAATAAATTAAAAAACACAAATGTTGATTATATTGAATGGAAGTATTTTAATTCAACTAGTGATGAATTTAAAACGTTTTTAATAAAAAGAGCAGATAATATAATCACTAATAAATATGGTATTAATAAATTCAAAATACCAAAAGAAAAATATCATAATTTGATAAGAGATTTAGTCGTTGTATTATTTAAAGAACATATAAGAAGTATGAATGAATCTGAAGATGATGTCATTAAGAATGCTGAAGATAATGAAAATCTTAATATTGGTGATGTTGTTGAAGTAAATGGAATAGAAGGTACATTTCAAATAGGTGTTTTAGCAAGAGAAGGTAAACCTTTTATAATGCCTTTTGATATGAATACAAAAAAACCATATACAAGATTTAGAATATATCTATTTTCATTGAAAGATACTAACATGAAAAGAATTATGAGGTTTTCAGAAACTGATGGTGGTTTTATTATTGAATCAGAAGAAGAAATTGAAACAACTGAAAAAAATAATTTAGATATTGAAAATCTTGCAAAAAAAAGGGATGAAATCGGTGACCAAATTGAAGGTGGTCTTGGTGATGATAAGTCACCATTGGAATTTGACCCAGAACAAATTAAATTGGGAATGAAGGTTGAAATGGAACATACTAATGACCCTATGATTGCATTGGAAATAGCATTAGACCATTTAACTGAAGACCCTAAATATTATACTGTTAAAGAAGACCCAGAAATAAGCGCACAATTTAATGCAAGTAAGGAAGCAAGTGAATATGATAATGAAAAGGAATTGGTAGATGAATTGTTGGGTTATAAGCCAATAAATGTTGGTGATTTAACTGAAGAAATTGTTGGTTCTGATAATGCAAAATCGGTTGTGGGTGGTCAAAGTTCTGATAATAATGATGATGAAATAAAAAAATATCAGGAATATGAAAAGAAAGATTTTAATAGTTTAAGGGATGATGAAAAAGAAGAATTTTTTGAATTATGGAAAAAATATAGAGAAAAATAAATTTAAATAATATTTCTTTTTTGAAAAAGGACTACTTATTGTAGTCTTTTTTTGTTGTTGTTGAAAATATTACTATTTATATTAGAATAAATTTATCATTATGAGTAGAATTAGAAGTTATTTTAAAAAGTCAAATACTTTAATAACAAATAATACAACAAATAATTCTCAAAATCCTGTTACCGAAATATCATATGGTACTTATGATGGTTGTGTTAGTAGATATATTTTTGATATTGATTTTTCTTTATTAAGAAAAAGAATAGAAAGGGGTATTATTATTCAAAACAATATTAAAAAACATATTTTACACATGACAAATACAATTGGTAGGGATTTAAAATATGTTGGAAAAAAATCATATTCGGAAATGATTGAAAGAGCAAGTAGTTTTGAATTGGAAGTTTTTAATCTTTCTGAAGATTGGGATGAAGGAAATGGTTATGATTTATTATATGATGATACATTTGCTGATAAATCATCAAAACATGCATCCAATTGGTTTAATAGAAAAACAAATTTATTTTGGAATGTAGATGGTGTTTATTCAACTGGTAATACTGAAATTATTGGAAATCAAAGATTTGAAAAGGGTAATGAAAATATTGAAATTGATATTACTGATTATGTAAACCAAAGATTATTTGAAAATGAATATAGTGGTAATACTGTTTTTAGTGGTGATTCTTTTGGTTTAGGGATTAAGTTTTTAGACTTATATGAATCTTTGGAAACAGATTTTAGACATGCAGTTGCTTTTCATACAAATAAAACAAACACGTGGTATGAACCGTATGTTGAAACAATTTATGATGATATCATATTAGATGATAGAAATTATTTTTATTTAGATAAAAAAAATAGATTATATTTATATACAAATTCTATTAGTATTTTAAATAATAATGAAATTATTGTTAATCATGTAAATATATATGATAATAATAATAATTTTATTGAAACCATTAGTGGTGATTCAATTACGAATGTTGGTAATGGAATTTATTTTGTTGAATATAAAATAAATTCAAATGAATATCCTGATAGTGTTTTATTTGTAGATGAATGGAATTTAACAATGAATGGAGTTGAAAGTAATTATTATAGTAAATTTTATTTGATATCACCAGAAAAATATTTTATAATTAATGAAGAATCACAACTAAATTTAGAAAATTATCATTTTAATTTTTGGGGAATTAAAGAATCTGAACAAATAAAATCTGGTGATATAAGGAAAATAAAAATATCGGTTAAAGAATTGTATACAAACCAAAACAATTTTATTCCATTAAATATTGAATATAGAGTATATATAAAAATTAGTGATGGATATGAAATTGATGTAATACCATTTACTAGTGTAAATAGAACCAAATTTGGATATTATTTTAATTTAGATACATCGTGGTTAATACCACAAGTTTATTATATTCAAATTAAGTTAAAATCGGGCGAATATTTTGATATAAAACAACCATTATCGTTTGAAATAGTAAATGATGGATTTTTTTAATTATTAGTTGAATTTATTTGTATATTTGAAAAAACTGAAATATATTTGTATTGTAATTTAATTTTAATTGTAAAAATAATAACTGTAACTTAAAAAACTGAAATTATGAGTAATGTAACTGAAGGAAAATCACCACAAGGTGGTGATTTATCACAACTGAAAAAAATGTTTGCTGACTATCAAAAAAAACAATCACAAGCAAACAAAAAAACATCATCCCGTGAAAATATTCTTGCTAAGTATTTTGTGCCTAGAAATACGAAAGAAACGTTTAGAATATTACCACCAAAACAAGGTAGAAAACATATTGAAGAAGCCTATTTTCATGTTGTTACTACAAACATTGCGGGTGGTGTAAAAAAGCATGGTACAATTCTTTATTGTCCTGCACACAATGACCCTAGAGTTCCAAAAATTGGTAGTGATGGTAAACCTATGTTAGACCAAAACAATAATCCAATTTTAGTTCCAGCACCATGTCCTCTATGTGCAAAGTATAAAAAACTATTATCACAACAAGACCCATCATTAATTGGTGTTAAGAAAGAGGAAATGAATGATGTTCAAAAAAGAATAAAGGCAAAAAACGATGAAATATATAAAGAAGCCATTAAATGGGAAGCAAAGAAATTTTATATAATTCGTGGTATTGATAAAGGTGCTGAAAAGGATGGTGTTAAATTTTGGAGATTTAAACACAATTATAAAAATCAAGGAACTCTTGATAAACTACTTCCAATTTTAGAAGATTATATGATGATGAATCAAGCAGATTTTTCAGACCCATATAATGGAACTGATTTAAATATTATAATGACTGATAGTGAATTTAATGGTCGTGTTTATAAGGCAATATCAGCAATTACAGCAAGAGGAAAATCTAAATTATCACAAGACCCTCTTGTGATGAAACAATGGCTTGATGATGATATTAGTTGGAGAGATGTTTTCTTACCAAAGAAAGCACCAAATATAACACCATTTGAATTTTTAGAAATGGTTGTAAGTGGTACTAATCCATATTGGGATGATACTGATGCAAAAAATAAACGTTGGGTATTTCCAAATAGACCTGATTTGGAAGAATTAGCAAATACACGTAAAATGAATTTAGATTCAACTGAAGATGATAATTTTGAATATGCTTCTGATTTAGAGGATGTTGAATATCCACGTGTAACAATAAGCAATATAACCGAATCTGATGTTGGAACATATGATGATGATGCTACTGATTTAGGTAGTGATGTTATGGAAAATGAAGATGATTTGAATGAGAATGATTCAAATGATGATTCAGAAATAAGTGATTTTTCTGATTATGATATGGATTCTGATGATTATGATGATTTACCATTTTAATTTATTTTTAAATCCAATTGGTGTTGATTAAAATACCAATTGGATTTTTTTTTATTTAATTTTAATAAAATTTATATATAATGAAAAACGATTCTTTAAATTTAGATAGTGATGGTATTCAAGGAAATAAAAGAAAACCAACACCCAAAAAAACATTTTCTTTAGAGAACTTTAAGAAAAAGGCAAATGTTGAAGATGTACCCAATAAACCATTAGAATGGATTACTTTATCTTCAGGTTTTAAAAAAGCAACAGGTCTTCCTGGTGTAGCAAAGGGTTATGTTAATTTATTTCGTGGACATACAAATACAGGAAAGTCAACAGCAATTTGTGAAACATTAGTTGAATCTCAAAAAATGGGAATTTTACCTATTCTAATAGATACAGAAAATAATATGGGTAAAGGTAATTATCGATTAAGTGAGTTGGGTTTTGATTTTGATAATTATATAAGAGTGGATAATGATTATCTTTTGACTGAATTTGGAAAAAAACAAAATAAAAATAGAAATGAAGCATCAATTGAAGATTTAGCAAAATGTTTTTATTATTTTTTAGACATGCAAGAATCTGGTGAATTACCATACGATTTATTATTTGCAATTGATTCTATTGGTACATTAAATTGTATAAAAACAATTGATGCAGCAGAAAAAGACGATACACAAAACAATATGTGGAATGCTGGTGCATATGAAAAATCTTTTATGTATTTGTTAAATAATATAATACCAAGTAGTAGAAAGGGTAATAGAAAATATACAAATACTGTAGCAGCAGTTCAAAAAATTTGGATTGATAATATGAATAAAGGTGTGGTAAAACATAAAGGTGGTGAAACTTGGTATTTAGGTTCTAGGTTAATATATCATTTTGGTGGAATTATTACACATGGAACTAAAGCAGCAGTTGCTGAGAGTAAAAAACGTGTTGTTTCATATGGTATTGATACAAAAATTGGTGTTGCAAAAAACCATATTGACGGTCCGTTGGGTGGTATATCAATGCAAGGTAGAATTGTTTCAACACCATTGGGTTTTGTACATCCTGATGATATTCCTGATTTCAAGAAAAAACATATTCTTTATTTTAGAAATCTTTTTGGTGATGATTCTATTAATGAAAATGATTTAGTTCTTTCAACAAAGAACATTGATGGGGAAGGAAAAATATCATTTGAAGATGATATTGTAGAACATATGGATTTTGAAGATGAAGATTAGGACATTATTGGTTGATTCATCATACTTATTACAACGTTCATTTCACGGTGCAAGAGATACTTACACCGTGAAATTTGGACATATTGGTGGATTATATCAATTTTTAACAACTGTTCGTAAATTAATAAAAACACATAAAATTAATAAAGTTGTTTTAGTTTGGGATGGTGAAAATAGTGGAATATATAGACATAGAATTGATAGTAATTACAAATCGAATAGAAAAAACAAAGAATGGTATCGTAAAATTGAAATGAGTGATGTTGAAATAAAAAAAGAAAAAGAAAAAGAAGAATCAATATTAAAACAGAAAAAAAGAATACAAGCATATGCAGAAGAATTATTTTTAAGACAAATAGAAGTTGACGAAATAGAAGGTGATGATTTAATTGCAAAATATTGTATTGAATATCATGATAAAGAAGAAATTTTATTATATTCAAATGACAAAGATTTTCTTCAATTATTAGATTTAAATATTTTAATTTTATTTCCAAATAAAGAACAACCAATAAATAAAATTAATTATATTATGCACTTTAGTCATCATTATACAAATGCTTTAGTTTATAAAATAATTTGTGGCGATGCTTCAGATAATATAAAAGGTATTGATGGATTGGGTGAAAAAAGTTTATTGAAATATTTTCCAGAATTAAAATTTAAAAAATTGACTGTTCGTGAAATTTGTATTAAAGCAAAAGAATTTAATGAAAATAGATTAAAAGAAAATAAAAAACCAATAAAGGCATTGGATAATTTATTGAACAATGTGAATAGATTAAAAACAAATTATAAATTAGTTAATTTAAAAAATCCAATACTTAATGAAAAAGCAAAGGAAGAATTATTACAATTAGAAGTACCATTATCTCCAGAAAATAGGGGGAGTAAAAATTTGTATAATATGATGATTGAAGATGATTTTTTAAGTGTTTATGGTAGCACTTTTCCTAATTACGTTGAACCGTTTTATACTGTAATTATGAATGAAAAAAAATTATTAACTGAATATTATAAAAAATAATATTTTTTTTGTTTATTATTAAAATATAATATATTTTTATACAATAAAACTTTTTAAATTATACGAAAATGGAAGAAAAAGATGTTAATATTTTTAAATTTTCTTTATCACAGGGTGATATAATTTTATGTGAAAAAATTTTTGATGGAAATGTTTTTAGTCCGTATGTTAGATATTCAGTGGATATTAGAGATATTTTACCAAAAATAATAACAAGATTACAAAAACTATTATCCAAACAACAATATAGTCATATATATTATGTAGGTAAGGATAGTATTAATTCAGAAAATTTAACACATTATGATTTTTTAAATTATAATAATCATATAATTAATTCTTTTCCTAAAAAACAAAGAGAAGAATTAAAATATCAACCAAAACCAATCATTTTACATATTGAAGATAAAATCATAAAAGGTGTTGAATGTAAAATTGGGTTATATGTTAATGACAATCCAATTGTAGAAAGATTATTTTATGTTGATAGATTTAATCCTGATGTTCGATGGTCTGTTGATATTGTTGAATGTGTTGTTGATATTACAAATCAGATTTTCGAAAAAATGAAAATGTGTGATATTATAAATATGCAATATTCTTATTAACAATAATTTTATATAAAAAATGGATGGTGTTGTAGAAAATACATTTACAGCATATTTGGGATATGAATTTCAACAAAAATTAATGTGGCAATTATTGGTTGAACCAGAATTTGCAGAAAAAACAATTCTTAATTTAGAAATTGAATATTTTGATGACCCAATTTTAAAAAGATTGTTTATAATAATTTTAGAATTTTATAAAGAATTTGAAAAAGTTCCTAATCTTCAGAATAAAAGCATTTATCAAGCAATAAATACATATAAAACACCAAATAATTCAATAGAAGAAGAATCGTTGTTTTCTATAATTAAACGTCTTGAATTATGGAATGAAAGGATTATTAATAAGCAAATGTTGTATGATGGGGATGTTATTAGAAAAAGTACAAACATTTTTATTAAACAACAAGAATATCGTAAATTATCAGATTATATTCATGAAAATGTAAAAACGGGTGATATTAAAAATAAATATGTTGTTGGTTTAATTGAAGAAAAAATAAGAACAATATCGTTGATTGATTCTGAAGATGATTCTGAAGAAGTTATTGAAGGAATTGATATTGCATTAAGAAAAGAATTTAGAAAAACAATACCAACTGGTGTTGGTGTAATTGATGCATTAAGTGGTGGTGGTTTGGGTAGGGGTGAAATTGGTTTAATTTTATCTCCATCGGGTGTTGGAAAAACAACCTTATTAACTGTTATTGCAAACACTGCATATGAAAATGAAAAAAACGTAGCACAAATAATATTTGAAGATACTAAAGACCAAATAAAACGTAAACATTATACAATATGGGCTAAATCAGCATTGAGTAAATTGGATGATGAAGATGAAAACGAAAGAGTTAGTAATGTTGTATATGAAAAAGTAAAACAATTAAAAGGTAAGGGCAAGTTAGTTATTAAAAGATTTAGTCAAGATAATACAACAATATTAGATATTCGAAATTGGATGATTGGTTATGAAAAAAAATATGGTTTTAAATTTGATTTATTGGTTCTTGATTATCTTGATTGTTTAGAACCACACAAAAAAGCATACGATAGAAATGATGCAGAATTAATAATTGTAAAGGGATTTGAATCACTTGCTGGTGATTTAGATATTCCTGCTTGGTCTGCTATTCAAAGTAATCGTTCTGGTTTTGGTGCAGAATTTATAGAACCACATCAATCAGGTGGTAATATAAAAAGAATTCAAAAATCACATTTTTTTATGAGTGTCGCTAAAACTGATGAACAAAAAGAAGCGCATTTAGCAAATATTTTTATTATTAAAGCAAGATTTGCACAAGATGGTCAAAGATTTGAAGATTGTATTTTTAATAACGACACAATGCAAATTGTAATTGAAGATAGTAGATATAAATATTCAAAAACATATAAAAATTTAAAACATTATAATGAAAAAGATAAAGAAACTTTTGATGAAAAGGCTAGTAAAATGTTAGAAGAAAAATCATCAACAATGAAAATACATGAAGCAATTTGCACTACAAATAATCTAAAAGAAAAAGAAGAATCTGATAGAATTAATGATTTATTGTTAAAAAACAGGGAAGAAACGAATGAAAATAAAGATGATGTAAATAATTTGGATGAAAAAGAAATAGAAAATAACTTAAATTTAGAATCGAATTCTAATAATTTAAAGGTAGATAATAAAATTTATTTTGATAATAATGATGATGAAATAGAATCATTATTAGAAAAATTACGTAAAAATCAAGATGTTATAAAAAAAGAATGAAAATTTTATTAAATTTTGTAACATTTTATAAAAATTATCGTATTTATATCTACAAATAATATTTTTCTAAAAATTTGCATTTTAATTTTTTTTATTTATCTTTGCAGTGATTATTGAAGATATGTTCTTTTAAGATATGTAAACAGAAACTGGTTGTTAATACAGTACAATTAACTCAATGGATAGAGTGTTCATTCACAATATGAAATATTGTTGGTTCGATTCCAACATTGTAAAAAAATAACAAACAAATTTTCTGTTTTTTGAAATTGCGGTGTGGAGAAATGGTATCTCGCCTGCCTCATAAGCACGGAGTCCCTATTGGGTTTAAATGGGTTCGATTCCCATCACCGCTACAAAAAAACGTTCTTTATATAAATGGGGAGTTAGCAAAATTAATACAAAAAATATTATACAATTACTTATTTGATATAAGAACTAATAGTATTTACAGTTAGGAAAATGCAATTGTTTTGGATACAATGATTTGTAGGTTCGAGTCCTACACTCCCCGCAGTTTGGGAAAACTAGAAATGTTTACAGTAAATATCGGTTCGAATCCGATATTATCCTACCATAATGGATAATTAGCCGAATTGGTTTAGGCACAAGTAGTTTAAACTTGCAAAAAAAGAAAATATTTCTAAACTATTCCCTTTTTTATAGAAGAAGAACTGGATGTATTTTCAGTAATATGTGCAAATATATTTACAAAAAAATATAACCAAGTTACTTCTTTTTTTTTGCTTTTTTTGTAACATTTTTTAAATACATTCGTAAAATATATTATAATTTTAAATTGGTTTAATTATGGAAAATTTAGTTTTAACCCAAAAAATGTTGGGAACTATTAAACAAACTTTAATTGATGGTCTTACTGTTGCATCTGGTAGTAAGAGTAGTGCGACTTATTATCATAGTAGGGATGAACAGATTGTTGCAATTCGAAAAGAAATTAATAAAATGTATAAGATTTCAAAAGAATTGCCACTTTTAATTGCATGTCAGAAAGGTGTTACAGGAAAATTTATTTCTGAAGTATTATTAAATGAATTTAAAAATACTTCAAGGGGTGGTGCTTGTAATATTATAAGCCCAATTGATTGGTATGATAATGGTTTATCTGATAAAGCAATTTTAATTGCTTTGAATAATTTAAATATTGATAATGGAATACCGGTTGCAAATATATTGTCGTTTTAATACAATATATTTGTTGTTATAAGTATGTATTATTTTTGTTTTACCTTATAAAATATTAGAATATGGAAATTAGTAATTATGATATACTTCACAAATCAATGTGGAACTCTTATGAAGAAATAAAAAAATCAAATTTTGAAATGGGTGGTATGGAAGATGATAAAAGAATTGAAATTTTAGAGTTTTATTTACTACCATATTTTATTAAGTACGAAGAATTTGAAATAGCACAAGAATTGACAACACAAATAAATATAATTAAATCAAAACAAAAATAAAATTACTTATAACGGCTGGGTGTATATGTAGTGTGAGATTTGAAATACTAACTTTCACTTAACTGATGAAACAAATTAAAAGAAATAACGTACAATAAACAGACGAACCTCACATTACGTATACACCTTGTTATGTGTAGGTGTGGATTATTAAGGTAGAATGTTTAATCGGAGAACTAAACAAAAATTTTAAAAGAAAAATAGGGGTGGATTTTTTAAATTTTAATATTTATATATAAAAGAAAACAATGAAAGATTTGAAACAGTTTATTAAAACCACAATACGAGAATATTTGAATGAAAATACTCAATATGATAGTGATAAAATTATTTATGATTTAGTTTCTGATTGGATTATATCTTCATTAGATGATACTGAAAAAAGGCAAGAAATTGGTGAAAAATTATTAAAGTTAAACATACCAAAAGAGTATAAAGAAACACCAAATAATATACTATATAGAATTGGTAAACCTAAAAACAAATTTGTTTCATACACATATGATTATCGTGGAGTAAACAAAATGATTGGTTGGTATAAAAAAATATTCAACAAAAATATAACAAGTGATGAAATCATAGAAATTGATGTTAATGATGTTAATGTTTTAATTTGTATACCAACATTTCTTAAAAAGACTGGTTTTAGTAGCGGAAAAAGATTTGATGCTATATGGAAAAGTGAATATGAAGTAATTGTTATCAATAATTAAAAAGTGGGTGGGATTTTTATTTTAAAATTTTCAACCAAAATGTTGATTAGAATGATGAACGGAACACTTACACATAACGGTTGGGTGTATATGTAGTGTGAGATTTGAAACACTAAACCTCACTTAACCAATGAACTTGATTAGAAGTGGAAACATGAATATATCACAGAACCTCACATTACATATACACCTTGTTATGTGTAGGTGTGGATTATTAAGGTAGAATGATTAATCGGAGAATTGAACAAAAATTTTAAAAGAAAAAGAAGGGTGGGAAATTTAATTTAAAATATTTATATATAAAGAAAATAAATATATGAAAGATTTGAGAAAATTTATTAAAACCACTATACGAGAATTTTTGAATGAAAACAATTTAGATGGTTATCATTTAGAACCATATCATAAATCATCATACCACAAATATGAGAATGAAAATGATTTAGAATTTAAGATTGTTAGAGGAAAGGATGGTAAATTGTGGGGTATTGATGTTTATACAACACCATATAAAACATTAATAGGAACTATTGAACTTTCATATAGAAGTGAAATTATATCATTTGAAGAACAAAGAGATGGACAACCTAATGTTGGTAATATATCAGTTGATGAAAGATTTAGAAATCAAGGATTTGCTAAAATTTTATATAAAAAACTAATATCTGAACTTAAAAAAGATGGTTATAAAAAACTATTTGCTGGTTTAACACGAAATTCTATGTATGTAAATAATATATGGGATAAACTTAAAGATGGTGAAATAGAGGTGGATTATGATGGAAGAATAAAAACTATCGAATTTATGAATTTATAAAAGTGGGTGGGTTTTTCTTTTAAAATTTTTAACCGAAATGTTGATTAGAAGGATAAACGGAACACTTACACATAACATATGTCTTTAGATTATTTCAAGATTTGAAAATTAATAAAATTAATAATGAAAGGTCAAGAAAATTTGTTTTAGGTTTTATTTGGGGGCAGGAAAATCTTGAATTTTATTGTTTAAAATATCGTAATAAAATTGCTAAAATTTTTAAACATGTATATGGTGAAAAAATGATATCTATTTTATTATCAATTGGAAATAAACTACTTTTAACTGATAATAATCAAATTATACTAACACCAAAAGAACATGGTATTTTAAATAGTTTAGTTTTAAAGTATTATAATGGTGATTTGATTAAAGCCATAAAATTATTGTTTTTTATTTTCAAGAAAAAACAAGATGTTGATTTGTATAGTGATGTTAATGATTTTCCATTAATTAGTGAATATCAAAAAGCAAAAATTGATATTAGTGATATAAAGAAAATACCAGAAGAAGTATTAATTGGTTTGATTTCTGATATTAAACATCCACAATATCATGTTTTATGGTCTAATAAAGAACAAAGAGAATCTACTAAAGCGTTAATTCGTAAAAATGTGGAAGTTACATCAATTAATCAACAAGTTCGTCAAACAAAATCTAATGTTAAATTGGGTGTAGATAAAACTGTTGATTTAAATAAGGCAACTGATTTTCTTGCATTATATAAAACAGGATATGAAAATGGTTTTAGTTTAGAATTAACAAATGCAATTGATAATCTTGCTAATAAAAGAAAAATAAAGGATTTTTATTACACAAATATTGGTATTATTCAAGATGATAGTATTTCAATGACAGGTAATAAAATTGAATCAAAAAATACTCCAAGAGCAATTGTTGATTTTACTGCTAAAGTATTGTCAAAATCAGTAACAAATCATGTTGTTGTAAAAACTAAGGATATTTTTACTGATTTGGGTAGTTCATTTATTGAACTATTAAAAAAGAATGAAACATCTAATTTACAATATGATGCTATTTTTATATTAACCGATGGATATGAAAATATTTATGATGGGTTATTGAATGAAATTATTGATGTTTGGAAAATTGAAACAGGTATTGATATTCCAATATTTCAAATTTCCCCAATAACAAGTGCTGAAATGGATTCTAATGTTAGAAAAATTGGTGATAATGTTATTACAATGGCAGTTAATAACCCAATTGCAATTCAACCACAAATTTCAGCAAGATTACTTGAAATTGACACTAAGCGTTGGTTGGAAAATCAAGTTCTTATGCTTGAAGAATCTAATTTAAGTCGTATTAATAAAATTAATGTTAATAACTAAAAAAAATTATACTATGAATACAAGAGAATTTTCAGAATTATTAAAGGGTTGTCGTCCATTAAAAGATATGGATGGTAATATCATCGTTCAATCTATTATGAATATGCAAATTGTTTGTTTAACAACGGATAATGAATATTCATTAGATAATCGATTTGGAAATCCTTTAACATCAATCAAATCAAGTAATTCAAGTTATGGTCAAATGAGTTTTGTGAATAGTAATGATAAAGAAATTATTATACCAACACAAATGGCTGTTATGACCAAACAAGTTGCTCAAAATCATGGTATGATTAAAGCGGGTTATGTTGAATCTTATGGAAATACTACTTATCATGATGCTGGTTGTGTTCAAGGTAGTCAAGGTGGACATTTTAAAAATACTTCTGAATTTAGAATGATTCCTGTAACAATGCGTGAAATGTTATTTGATAGTATTGGTAAAAGTGGTGGATATCCAAGAATTTATCCTGCAATTAATAAATTGGGTAATGATACTAATTCAAATACGGGTAATTATCTTGATAAGTATTTTGATAAGTACGATAAAAAACTTGAACAGTTTATTGCTCATTTTGAAAGACCAAAAAATTTAATTGGCGTTATTGTACTTATTGATGGTGAAATTGTTGCTATTGATAAATTTCCATCATTTACGTATGCAGAACAGGTATGGAATTTAATGATTCGTGATTGTTACGGTTCTTTGGCTATTATTTCAGAATTGAAAAAGAAAACATCAAAGATTGATTTCTATACAACATATCAAAATATGAAAACTAATCATAATGGTAATGTTGTTGAATTACTTGAAAAGGTTTTGAAAAAAACTAAAGAAACAATTACTTTAAATGTACATGAAAAAATTCAAGAATTGTTAGATATTGAATTTACTGCTACATTAGATACTGATGGGCAACCAACATCATCAACATCACCAAAAAGTTATGTTTTAAAAAGCGAAGGATATGTTGGTCAAGTAATATCTGAAAGTGAATTTAATCATATGGTGAGTATTGTTAAAAGAGAAAGTTTTAATCCAAATGCATTAAGAGAATTAAATGAATTGAAAAGAAAAGCAAGAAAAATGAAACCATTTGACTTGTAATTCCTAAATATTTTTTGATTTTGAATTCCCCATAAGTTTTTTTTTATGGGGAATTTTTATTTTATCTTGTTTTTAATCACATTCTTTTGTATTTATTATAAATAAAATCGACCTTAAATGGTCGAATTTGTTAATTGGGGGTACGGTCAGTAGGTTATGAAACTTGTGAACAATAAAAATAATAAAATTGATGGTATAAGATATTAATAATATGGCTTTTTTTAGTCGTCCAAATTTAGATGATGTCCAATTTAAACAGTTAAGTGGTACTACATTAACATTATCAGGTAAAACAATATTTAATAATACTACAGGTTTAATATTAACTGATGATAATGATAATAAAATACCAATTGTTGTAACTGGTGCTAGTAATAATAAAGTTTTAACTTATTATGATGGTAAAATTGTATTAATGTCTGGTGGTAGTGGTGGTGGTGGTGTATATTATAATAGTTCACCAACAACATGCACTGTTGGTGGTTTAAATTGTGGGACAGATATTTATGGTTGTGAAATTAGTAAAATTTTAGAATGTATTGTTGCACCAGTTTTAATGCCAACATTAACACCAAATTCATACACATTTACTGAAAAATCATCAACTAAGTTATATCAAGAGGTTGGTTCTGTTATTAGTAGTATTTGTGTTTGTTCGATTTATAATAGAGGTTCTGTTACTCCTTCTTATGGTGGTACTTCTTATAGAACTGGAATTCCAAGATGTTATAAATATGATTATTACTGTCCTAGTTGTAATTGTTACTATAATATTTGTACTTGTGTTACAAACAGTCTTGTTAATACACCAAAATTAAATAATTTTCCAATTTCACATTGTTGTGTTAATAGAATTAGAGGAACTGTTTATTATTGTGAAGGTGAACCACCACATTATAGTAATGGTTGCGATATTAGTGGATGTACATGTCCTGCTGGTAGTCTTACTTCTTGTATTAATAAAATTGGTGTTTATCCATATTTTTGGGGTGTGAGTAACCATACTGGTAGTTTTTCTAGTAATAGTTGTTATCAAAATTGTTTAATTAATAATGCTAGTGGTTGTTGTGTTTGTCCGACAAATGGTAATGTGGTTGTTGATAATTATAATTCTTCAGAAAATAGAATTTGGTTAGCAATACCAAATTGTGGTGGTTGTCTTAAAACAAAATGGCAGGGTGGTAATAGCCTTGAAAATAAAGGAAATATACCGAGTGAAACAGGATTGTTTGATAATAATTCTGTTGTTTGTAATGTTTGTATATCATCACCAAATTCATATTGGTCTAACGTTCCATATACTTTTTATATTAGTTCATATCCAACATCAATAAATTATAGTATGACTTTTAGTTAATATATAAAAAAATATAAGAAATGGCTATTCAATATAATGAAAATATAAAAATTGCTGCTCCCAATCCATTAGATTGGAGATATTTAAGTAATAGAACATTAAATGGTAGTCAATTACCATATTCAGGTATTACAGAAGTCAATAATAAAATAATACCAAGTGAAAGATATACTGGTTTAACTGTTAATATTAATGGAACAGAATATTGGTATAAAGATGGTATTGGTAATAATGATTTAGTTGAAAAAATAGTAGATGGTACTGGATTATTAAGTGGTTACATTACTGGTGCGACTAATTATGGATATTATGAAGGATTATCTAATATTCAAACATTGGAAATAGTAATAATTGGTATTTTTTCACATTTAAGTGGTGATTATGATTCAACATACCCAAATTTTTATATTGATAATTTAGGTAATTTACAAATTGGTATTCCTAGTGATGGTAATGGTAGAAGGGCTTATTTATTGAAAAATAGTATTTATGAAGCATCTTTTGTTTGGAGTGATTATGAGGTTATTGGTTCATATAAAATTGGTTGGAATTTGGTTGATGTTGATGTTTCAAAATATATTGAAAAATCAGTAAAAACAAGAATAAAAAATTATTACGGTTTACTTAATGAACCATATAATGAAATTACTTGGAATCCTAGTGCTGGTGGTTATAATAATGATAGTTCTTTAATTATTTCAAGTGTTCAAGGTAATCTTAATGGTTTGGGTAGTGAAATTAAAATTGGAAATCCAATTTATTCACGTACTAAAGATAATTCTCTATATCTTAGAACAATAAAAACAACAACACCGAATATAATAAACATTTCACATGATGCTGCTTATATAGATATATCAGGTACAACAATTTGTGGTATTAATATAGGAAAAGCCAATGAAATATATTCAGGATTGGATGGTAATAATTTAAAATTTAGAACAATTCAAGGTAGTGGAAATACAACAGTAAAAACATCTGGTGATAGAATTATTGTTTATAGTTCATCAGATGGTAGTAGTTCAAATTATGTGGAATGTGGTAATAATATTGGTTTATATATAGGGAAAAGTGGAACTCAAAGATTGTATTTAGATTATTCTGATGAATATAAATTTGCTGGGTATTATGATTCGTTGTATAATAATTATTATATTAATTCTAATGGTGTTCTTTGTGTTGGTAAAATAAATATTGGGGGTGTTGATGTTGGTAGAAGGGGATTTATTCATGAAACTAGTGGTGGTTCTATGAAATATACTTCTTTTGTTTGGAGCAATTACGAATCACCATTAGCGAATTGTTATACTATGGGATGGATATTATTGTCTGGACATCTTGATTGTTTTATTGGTTGTAATGTATTAAGTAAATTACAATCATATTATGAATCATCAATACCATATACTGAAGTTTATTGGTCACCATATTCTTTTTATAATAATGGTTCTGAGTTATCAATAGAGGTTATTTCAGGGTCAACAATGACAGGTAATACAATTTGTGTTGGTGGTCCGATTTATTCATATGTTGATAATCAAACAATGTATCTTAGAACTATTAATTCCAAAACCCCAGAAAATCTTAAAGTTTCTTTTGATGGTGCATTTGTTTATTTATCTGCCATTACTTCAGTTTCTAATGTTTCTACTTGTGGTATTGGCGAAAGTATTGTATATAATTATAATGGTAAAAATTTAAATTTAAAATCAATTGTTGGTAGTGGTGGAACACATGTTAAAACATGTGATGATTGTTTGATTATTTGTTCTGATTCTGGTGGTGGAAGTGGTTTTTATGAATTATCATCACCAGCAGCAATCACTCTTGGTGGTATTTGTCAAGGTGATGTTTTAACAGGTAAAACATCAAATGAAATACTTGAAATGTTATTAGTACCAACACTATATCCAACAATAACAAGTCCTTCTAGTAGTTTTACATTATCAGAATCGGGATTAAAAGAAATTGGATGCTTAATTTCGTGTATGTCGGCAACTTCAAACTTTAATCGTGGGTCAATTTTACCAATTTATTGTGGTGGTCCGTCCCATTCTGTTGGTTTTCCAATATCACATAATTTACAAGGTACTTGTCTTAATACTATAATTTGTAGTGATTTATGTGTAAAAGTTGATATTTGTGATTATGAAGTTCAACAGGGTATTCAATGTTGGTCAGGTTCTATTAGTTATAATGCACCTAGTAGTCCACCACTTGATAGTCGTGGTAATCCAATGAGTGCTTGCCCATCAGGTACAACATCAATTAAAGCAAGTTGTATTAATGGTGTATATCCATTGTATGCCACAACATCAAATATTAATGTATTAACAAAACAACCATTAGTATCAATGTCAAGTAATTATGTTTGTATAAATTTAGTTAGTGAAGTTGGTGGTAAACAAAAATTTGAAATTCCGTGTGCTTGGTTATCAAGCAATGAGTTAGATGGAATTTCAACATTTAATACGACTAATAATTCTTGGGAATATGAATCGGGTTCTAAACAAGGCGCATTAACATTTTGGACAGAATCTTCTGAAACAGAAACAATTCAAGGTCAAACAGTTGATTATCGTAGATATGAATATAATGGTTCTGATAGAAGTAGTATATCAATAAGATTAGAATTTTAAAATAAATAAAAATGGGAAGAAGTTTAGGTACATTTAAATATTCTGCAAATTATGAAGTAGCAAAAAAAGCACCTTTAGATGCAAGACAACTTGTAGATAGTTATTCTGATTTATTATTAGAATCTACTTGGTGTGATAGTGATGGTGGTGTTTGGTTGTATGATGGTGCAATCGTTGTTGTTTCAAATGATATTGATACTTCCAAGAATGGTGTTTATTGGTTATGTGATGCTTCTAATTATACAAGTGAAGATAGTTGGATTAATGTTGGTTATGATAGTGACTTTATTATTGAAAATGGTTTATCTTTAATTAATGCTGGTACAACAATAAGATTGGGTGGTAATTTAGTTACTGGTACAACAATTAATGGTTTAGGATTACATGGTTTTCATTTTGATTGTATTGAAAATTTTAGAATAAATTCTTCAAATCAATATGAATCGACATTTAATATTGATAATAATGGCATTTGTTTATCACATTCAGGATTATCTCTTTCTTTATCTTGTAATTTTGGGTTAAAATATGATGATTGTTATCATGATGTGTTTGAAATACATAGTATTCCTGATGTTTCATATGTTACTGGTATAACATCTAACATTTATAGTTGTTTTAATAATTATTATACGAAAACAGAAATTAATAATTATTCGGGTAATACTGATGGTAGAATTAGTTTTTTAGAAGATAATATTATTACGGGTGTAACATGTGTTGGAAGTGGTGTTATACCATATGTTGATGTTCATGAAAAGGAGATTATATTTAATACAATTAAGGGTAGTGGTGGTACTAAAGTTAGTAAAGTAGGTTATGATATTATTATACATTCAACAACTGGAAGTAGTAGTGGTGGTGATAGTGTTTTTGATTATGATATAGAAGTTAGTATATGTGAAGGAAAAACTTTTGGTAAATATCTAAATGGTGATGTTATACCATCAAGTGGTAAAACAGCAATAGATGTAATAAAAATGGCATTAAATGAAGAAAAAAAACCAACAGTTACTTTAACTTCAAGTGGTGATGATGTTCGATTTGGTTTAGTTGATAAAGAAATTAATTTATGTTTTGATTATGTAATTAATACTTTAGATGCTGATGTTGATTGTGTGTGTCTTGAATGGTATGGGGGTGATATTCTTGGTTGGACTGTATTAACTGAATCTGTTGATTGTAAAACGTTCAAACATTATATTAATGATAGAT